TTATAGGGCTACTGAGGCTGCTGCTAGGGCTGCTGGGGCTGCTGCTGAGGCTGCACAAGAAAAAGAATTTCGCAGAATTTTAACAAAATTAGGGGCAGCAATAAAACTCGTGAGCAATGGGTAGAGGGAGTGATGGAGCAAGTACGTAATTTTGCAGAGCGTATGTGTTTTTTAGATAAAAACGCTGACAATATAAGCATTATTGACATACTCATGGAAGTCGACAGTAAAGCTAAGGAGATTCGCGCTCTGCTATTAGAAGTGACTTTTCATAGTGCAGATGTTGTGTGCGTTCCTCGTAAAGAGCTAGAGGAAGTTGTACGTATTAGTGATCGCAAACATGATGCATGGGATGCAGTTAAAAAAGCTATTGCAGCATCACCAGAATATGTTGCAGAGCAATCATATAAGGGGGAGTGATGAAAAAACTTGAAAAGCCAATTGAAAAACCAATAGACGCTTATAAAGAAATATTAGCTCTCATAGAGAAATGTGCTGCTAAGGTGGAACTTGATTACAGTGTAAGCAATTCTTACATCTACTCTTTAAAATCGCTTATTGAAAAAGAAGAAGTGTCTGAGAAATTTCAAATTAAAGTTCCTAATTGTAGCATTGCCGGAAATAACGGTTGGTATAACTTAAATAACTACGAACATATTGGACTTTTCGGGGCTAAACATAAAAGAACTATTAGTTGGTCGGATGATGGCTCACAACCAGAGGATGAGTGGCTTTATGTTCTCTCATTTTCAACGGGGGGTTATCTGTTCGGTGAACACTACCCTAAAGATCTTTTTACTAGGTTTTTTAGAGAGTTGAAGCAATATCAACCAAAGTATTCTGATACAGCAAATCATACACTTTATTTTACTTCGGATATTGCAGCTCAAGTACACAACGATTTCCCTCAAATTTTGCAGAGGTATAAAAATCTTGCTTTAGTAGAGGAGCACTGTAAAGCTGCGAAGATTGAAGAGCTACGAGAGCAACTTAAAACTTTAGAAGGCATGTAAGTAATGAAAATCCTCTTCCTAGATATAGATGGTGTATTAAACAGCTCTCGTTCTGCTGTAGCATTCGGAGGATACCCACATTCCTTTAGCCCTGAAGATATGCTAAAATTTGATAATATAGCTATTGCGCTTATAAGAAGATTATGTAAAGAGACAAGATGCGAGATAGTGTTATCATCTTCTTGGAGATATGATATTACGGCTGAAGATGCTGCTAAAGCTTTATCCTTGCCTATTATCGATGTAACGCCTATACTAAGTAACACTTCAAGAGGGTTTGAAATAAACGCTTGGATGGCGAAGCATCCTGACGTACAATGTTACGCTATTGTTGATGATATTGCTGCTATGCTGGATTTTCAGAAGCCATTCTTTGTAAAGACTAATAACGAAGAAGGGCTTACGTTAATAAATTATTTGGATTTAAAATATGTTTTAGAGGGGAATATAAATGAGCCTATCATTTGAAGCTATGATGTTTGCACGAGAAGTGCATAAGGATCAACGTAGGAAATACACGAATAACCCTTACGTAAATCATTTAGCGGAGGTAGCGGGGATTGTTGCTACTACTTTCAGTGTAAGTTACCATGTATCCGCTACTAATAAAGGCTTAGAGCAATACTCCGAAGAAATAGCTGCAGTAGCTTGGTTGCACGATTGCATGGAGGATCAAGGGGTAGATATAGACACTCTAAGATATAACTTTGGGCAGACTATTGCTAGCGGTGTATGGTGGTTATCAGATTTAGAGGAAGGTAATAGAGCTTCACGTAAAGCTCTAGCACGAGAACGCCTTGCTAATGCTACAGATTACATTCAAACAATAAAATGTGCAGATTTAATTAGTAACACTTCTAGTATTGTTGCACATGATCCTGATTTTGCTGTAGTATATCTTAAAGAGAAGAAGCTATTGTTGGATGTATTAACAAAAGCTGATCTACGATTGTTAAAATTAGCTAGGAGCTTATTATGAAAAATATTCATGCATTTATGCTAGGAGTTGTTACTTTAGGGATTTTTACGTTTATAAACATACACTTACTATATTTTATTAAAGTTAATTTTTCGGAATATGCCACCTTGATTTATTTTAGCAGTGCTCTCCTGCTAGAGTTAGTACCTGTGTTTTGTATTGTGGCTTATATAAACTACGGAGATGAAATCAATCAAGAAGGAACTATCTTATGATACAATACAAAATGACATTAGAAGAAGCCCTAACCCACGCTGAGGAAGCTAGAGAAGTAGGCTATCTAAATCGCTACCCTGTTGCTTGTATTGTGCTAGCAGAAGCTCTTATTAAAGCTAGAGAGAAGCTTAAGAAGACTAAGGATAAGCTAGATAATAGCCGCAACGAGCTTAATATTTTACGAAATCATTGTATTGATAACGAGGAATTTTAATGTTAATAGACAAATATATTATTAGTTACCAGATTTGGAATCAATCCACATCTCAGCAAAAAAGTCATGGGAACATATCTCTCAACTATGACACTGAACGTAATAGTGCTGGAGACTTCTTTAATTGTGTATGTAAGCATGTAGCACAACAAGGGAGCATGGAGTCAGCGGATCGCATTCTAATCACTGGTGTTTTTAAATTGTAAGGACATATAATGCACAAAGCAATCATCGCAAAAGTAACACATACAGCACCAATCCCCGGTGCTGATAAAATTCATGTAGCTTACGTGCTAGGGGAAGCTGTAATTGTGTCTAAAGATGTAGTGGCAGGGTATACTGGCACCCTATTCCCTGCAGATTTGCAACTCTCTGAGCAGTATTGCTACGAGAATAACCTTAATCGTAAATCCGAAAAGAATAAGGATATTACTAAATCTGGATTCTTTGATGAAAATCGTAAGGTTCGTGTGCAGCCGTTCCTGAAAGTGCGTAGTCAAGCGTATTTTGCCGACATTAAGAGCTTGAATTATATCAAGTCTGGATTAGTATTTGATATTGGCTATACTTTTGATACTATCGAAGGTGTTCAAGTGTGCCAGAAATATATTAGTAAGGCTACAAGGGAAGCCAGAGATAAGCAGAATAAACCTAAGCAAGCTAAAGTGACATATGCTCCTTACTTTGAGAAGCATAAGGATACAGAGCAATTTAAGCACTATGCGGCTATGATTCCTAAAGGGGCTTTATTATCGTTTCATGCTAAAATTCACGGAACCTCAAAAAGGTGTTCCTATACACTTGTAACTAAAGAGCTACCGAAATGGAAGCAGCTTGTTAATAAAATTTACCCCATCTTTCCTGCACAAGAGTATGCTCACGTAGTAGGTACGCGTAATACAGTGCTGACAGAAAATAAAGATGGCTTTCATGGTTCCGAGCAATTCCGCTTTGATGTTGCTAAATCCCTAGAACCTTACATGGAAAAAGGGATGACTATCTACGGAGAGATTTTCGGCTTTGTAAACGGTAAGCCTATTATGGCTGTGCATCAAAGCAGTGCTACTAAAGATAAAGCATTCCAGAAGAAGTATGGGAAAGATATTATCTATCGCTATGGCTGCATGGATCACGAGTTTGGATTTCATATCTACCGTATCACCTACTCCACTCCAGAGCATAAGAATATTGATTTTAGTGCAAAACAAGTGGAGGAATGGTGTGATGCTCGTAATATCCGTACTACATTCGAAGTAGCTCCACAAGAGATTTACGACGGAGATGTGGATAAGCTTATTGCCAAGGTAGAAGCACTTACAGAACGTCCAGAGCTTCTAGGTGAAGATTATATTGATAGCAGTCATCCTAGTGAAGGGATTATTATTCGTATTGATGATGGCAATCTCACGCCTAAGTTCTTGAAATCTAAAGCTTATTTCTTCCGTACTATGTAAGGGCTTTGTGAAGCTGTGGATGTAGAGGATGCAGCTTAGGTTATATTCAGCGGAATTCACAAAACCAAGACTTTTCAAATTGGAAATCTCAAAAGTGTATAAAATAAATTGGAAATGAAAGATGAGGATAATTCTAGCAACACTATTAGCAATATTGTTATCATTACTTGTAGTGACTAATGTAGCACCCAGTGCTATAAATAGTGCTATAGACTTGGAAGCTCAAGCTACTTACTGTAAAGCCTTCACTGTTATGAGAGAAGCCGGAGGGGAATCTTTAAAAGGTAAAAGAGCTGTACTAGATGTCGTTGAAAATAGGATGCGCTTGCGTAATCTCTCAGCTTGTCAAGTGATGTCGCAGAAAGCACAATTCTCATTCTTTACTAAGAATACAGAGGTGAGAGTTTCCAAAGAAGCCTTGACAGATTATTTTAGAGTAGCTAATATGCGTAGAGTGCTTAAAAAAGATGTAGAGTATTTTCACAATGTGGATGTAACACCTGAATGGGCCGGAAGTATGATTAATGTGAGTAATATTGGTAGGCATAAATTCTACGCGGATAGGCAAGAGAGTTTTAAATTATTAGCTAGTAACTAGACAAGAGGGTATTATATGAACTCTGTAGAAATTTTAAAAGCGGAAATTAAAAAGATTGCGGAAACCTTAAAAGGAGATTTGTAAATGCTGATAGAAACTAATATAGTTATCTCACGAGAAGAATTAGTAGATGTTATAAAAAAACATATTGGCAGCAGTACAAGTTACATTATTCCAAAAAATGATCAAGAGATGAGTGTTCATTTTTATACGCAAAGGGACGGTAGTTTTAGAGGTGTAAACGTAATTTTAACTTGTGAAAGGTAGGTAATGCATTTAATATTCGACCAGTACCACCAATTTAAAGATTATATGCATACGCAGAAAAGGATGGAACTACTAGGTATTAAATACCAATATGCCGTCCCACAATCTTTATATGCTTGCTGGTGGTTTTTTAACTGTACCAATATTCCTGAGATATTGCCAGAGTACCTATGGGAGTTAAAGATTAACCCTGAAGGGTGTATTGGGTATGGTTTATCTAAAGATATGGTGGATAATATTAATAATTGGAAGGGTGATTAGATGACCATAGTAAAATATCCAGATGAAGCTGGGTTTTCCGGGAAAGTTCTGGAAGATATCTTAGCAGCCTATATTTTTGAAAAGTATGGCCGTGATATCGTCAGAGGGAGCTTGATAGCTTATAATGAAGTTACAGGTTGTGCTATTAAAGTTACATTGAAAGATGAATAATGATTAAAGCTAAAGTGATTTGCGATAGTGTAGCACCTGATGGTACTCGATTGACAACGATGGAATTGGAATACAGCAGACTGGTACACGCGGAGGTTCTTACTCATAGGCAACTATCTCGCTGTTCAGCTAGTAGCCGTGCTATCCCATTTGATAAGATGCTAGAGCAGCTTAACGGTATTCCTTCACGATTTGGGGCAGCTAACAAAGGGATGCAGGATGCTGGAGAATTACACAAATATATTACACTAGACACTTTTGTAGATGTAGGGTGTAGTGGCACATACGAAGATTTATATGAAATACAACCTGTAGCAGTAACTGCAAAAGAGCTGTGGGAGCTTGCAAAAGAAAGTGCTACTGACTATGCTAAAGTGTTTAAAGATGCTGGCTACCATAAGCAAATCTACAATCGTCTTACAGAGCCATTTCAGATGATTAAAGTGGTTGTGTCTGCTACTGAATGGGATAACTTCTTCTGGCTACGTGATGATGAGATGGCTGATCCTACCCTTGCGGAATTAGCTAGAAAGATGAAAGAAGCTATGGATGCTAGCACTCCTAAGTTATTACAGCCGGGAGAATGGCACCTACCTTACGTAGATGCTGTAGAAAAACAAATATTCACAACAGAAGAAGCTATCAAAGTTTCATGTGCTAGATCTGCTGCTGTCAGCTTCCGTAATACAGATTATACTCTCGCTAAATGCTTAGAAGTGTATGACAGACTTGTAGGGAGTGATAAGAAGCATAGCTCTGCTTTGGAACATTGTGCTACGCCTATGAATCCTGAATGTATTGAGTTTGAGCCTTGCAGTGATTCTGGCTATCTTGAAATGGATAATTGCTATAATCATCCAGGTACATGGCAAGAAGGAATTTCACATGCTGATAGGGGTGGCAATTTATGGTCAGGAAATTTCAAAGGGTGGATTCAATATCGTAAGCTTATAAAGGGAGAGAATTATGACAACGGAACAGAAAGCTGTTAACGGAGTGGGATGGGAAGTACAACTATTAACCCCAGAGGGTTGGAAAACGCACACTAAATTCCCAACGCGTGATAAAGCTGAAGGGAATTTAGGGGAGCTACAAGAGATATTAGCCAATCATATTACTACACGTGAGTATCGGGTGTATGAAAGCTTAGAATGCTAACAGAACAGAGGCTGCTATGGATATAGGTATAGAAATAACATTGAAAGATGGCTCTAAAGAGTGGCTAGACCCTGTAGATGAGGCAGAGTTCGATAGTATGTTTGAAGAGGCTGTAGACAAGTATGTAGTATCTGTCATCTCTTACGATCACTCTTACAAGGTAGAGGATGTAGTAAACATCGAGAAGTATTTGTTGCATGAGTGTTGTGGAATAGATGCTAGGGGGCGTCACTCGTACTGGTGCGTTAAGGAGGAGGAATTTTGAAGTGACAACAAAAGAACCATGCCCATCATGCCGTAGGAAAGGAAGGGATAACTCAGGAGATAACTTTACTAACTACGGAGAAGGGAATGGTGGGTATTGTTACTCTTGTGGTTACACTGTCTTAAGCGACGCTGAAAAAGATAAAAGGGGCTTAAATGTCTATGAGTATGATGAAAGTATTACTATGACTAAAGAAATTATTACAGCCGAAGAATTGCAAGATATTAAGGAGAAGACAGGAGCTAGCGGTAAGAAGTCTAGAGGGATTTCTGATAGTACATACAATGAATATCGAGTACGCTTCTTGTATGATAACGAAACTGGAGAAGTAGTAGAGACTTTCTATCCGTACACCGAGGGCTATAAAGCTTGCGGATACAAGGTAAGGAAAATCCCTAAAGATTTCTACTCCGTAGGTAAGATTGGCAAATCCTCTGAGCTATTCGGACAATGGAAATGGAAACATGGTGGTGGTAAATATGTATTACTAACTGCGGGAGAAGCTGATTGTCTAGCTGCATATGAAATGCTAGAAGCCTATCGTAAGAGCCGTAATAGTACATTTGATCCTATTCCATGCGTTAGTAGTGGTATTGGTGAGAGTGGGAGTTGGAAGCAAATTCAAATGCATTACGAGTGGTTTAATACATTTGAGAAGGTTATTGTATGCTATGATATGGATGAAGCAGGAAAGCAAGCTGTAGATAAGCTATCTCAAGTTATTCCTAAAGGTAAGATGTTTGTAGTGACACTCCCGCTTAAAGATATTAATAAGATGCTTGATGAAGGTAAGTCTACAGCTTTTATTCAATGTTTTTATAATGCCAAGCCGTATGCACCAACAGGAGTTGTAGGGTCTAGTGCTCTCTATGAAGCTATTATTAAAGAAGCTCAGATTGAAAAGTTAAGCTTCCCTAGCTTTATGCCAAAGCTAAATGATATGATGGCAGGGGGAGTTTCTTTAGGTACTATCGGAGTTATTAGCGCTAGTACAGGGTTGGGTAAGAGTAGTATTGTTAATGAGTGTGTGTATCATTGGATATTTAATAGCCCTCATAAGATTGGTGTAGTGTCCATGGAGCAGAATCAAGGGCAATATGGAGAGTTAATGCTATCTAGGCATATCCATAGAAAGCTTGGCAAGCTAGCACCAGAACAGAAGCTAGAGATGATATTATCTGAAGCTGTTGTAGAGGCTCAGAAAGAATTATTTCTGGATGAGAATGGCAGCGACAGGTGGATGATTGTAGATGATCGAGATGGAGATGTAGAAAGCTTGAAATCTGCAATAGAAAAGCTTATAATTGCTTGTGATTGCAAGGTTATTGTTATTGACACTATTAGCGATATGTTTGATGGGCTTTCCACAGATGAACAAGCTGTGCTTATGAAGTGGCAGAAGAGTATTGTAAATCGCTATAATGTAGCTATAATTAATATCTCGCATCAACGTAAAGTGGGTAGTGGTGAAAAGGATGGTAGTCAAGGAGCTATGGGGAATGAAAGTAGCTTACATGGTACATCTACCTTGACAAAATCTGCAGCTTGGATTCTAATGTTAGCTCGTAATAAGGTTTCTGAAGATCTTATCGAAAGAAACACTACGCATATGATGTTACCTAAAAACCGAGGAGCAGGAGAGACAGGGCCAGCAGGGGATTTGTATTATGACAGTAATACTCATACTTTGCATGACTTGGATACTTGGCTTTCTAAGGGGTCTAATACTATTAATTGAAAGATTTATATGCAAGAGTTAAGTTTAGAATCGTCAGAATATTTAATCGAGCATCACGCACAGGAAATTAGGCATCATCTTAGTAGTTGCATGAAGTTGGCTGACTCACAAAATATTAATTTTGTTTTACAATTGCTGCCTAATGTGGTTGTAAACTATGATTCACCTACTGAAAGTTTTAGTGTAATAACCAGAGTGTAATCTTAAGGAGAATAAAATGACTAATACTAACAAGCAAGTAGCATTGGCAATTATCGCAGGAAAAATAGCACAAGTGGATGAATTACTAGCAGAGTGTGCTATTGTTGCAAAAGAAGCAGAAGTTGATTTTAGTTGGGATGGCCCTGAGTATGGCATGGGGGGATATTATAAAGGCAAGCTACAAGAGTGGGTATCTTCCTCTCAAAATTGTTAATCATATTTTAAAAAGGATATAAAATGTTAGATCAAGATATTGTAATCAATGGTGTTAGTGTTAATAAACTGGCAGAAGATAAACGAGCTATCCGCGAGGGAGCTACTAAACTAATCGCTGATAACATTGCAGAAGTACAAACACTGGTTAAAGCTATGGTGTTGCTAAAAGACGCAGCACCTATAGAAAACATGGCAAGTAAAGCTCTTGCTCTTTTAGATGCGGCAGCCACAGTGAGTAGTGTATCTGGAGTGCAATACTATCTTCCTTATTACGACAATTGGAATGATGATGATGTGATTTCTGAGCTACTAGAAAATAGTGAAAATAAAGTAATCCAAGAATTGATAGGTTGGCAATCATCTTCAGATGTAAAATCCCTACGCCGTTTAGCTGAAAGTATGGAGAATGAATCTAAGAATTGGAATACTAGCAATTGTTAAATAATTTTTAAAGGGATGATATGATATTAATAGGGAGTGTAGCTGCATCTTTTTGTATGCCTGCAGATTTAAGGGAAACTATTGACACGGATTTGGTAGGAACTTATGACGAATGTTGTGCATATATAAAAAAGCAAAAAGCTTATATTAAAGCTTACTACCCTATTAATTCTGGTAAGTCTTACGCTATAAAATTTAATACTGGGGTTATCGAGGAAATAGAGATTGCATGGGAAAACTCTAGGGCTGCTAAGTTTTTAGAGTTTATGGAAACACAGCCGAGACTAGCTTGGGGTATGGAACAACCTTCTATTGGCATTCCAGAGTTAGATGTTCTCTATCTGTTAAAAATGAGCCATAGGTATCTTAAGGATAGTCCTCATTTCTTAAAGACTATGAAAGATATTCATACTATGCGCAAACATGGTGCTAAGATCCGTCCAGAGCATCAAGCATTCTATGAAGAGAGGATGAGAGATACATATGTGTATGCACATCCAAAGCTTAATGTAGATAAGAGTGCTTTCTTCGATAATGAAGCTACAGGGGTATTTCAAAAGTATGATCATGACTCTATCCATGAAGCTGTAAAACATTATCCACAGCCAGCATACAATTATTTCAAGAAGAGTGATGAGGATGTACTTTGTAGCAAGGATATGTTCTATAATCTTCCAGAGGAAATGAAACTTTGTGCTGTATTGGAAGAAGCTTATGTGCTAGCATTGGAACGTAGTCTTATCCCATTTCCGTCAGGGAAAACACCGAAGGAAGCTTTCGATATGGCCCTTATGAAAGTTTGTACTAGCATTACTTCAGGATGGTTTAGAGAGTATGCTTGGGAGAATTATCACAAAGTGCAAGAATTTTATAACGAAAATTATGTGCAAAAGTTTGAAGATGGTGTAAGATCTGGTGTTGTTACTTTAAATAAGAGAGAGTTATGAACATTTCACAAATCCAATCTCAATTAGCTTTTAATAGGAGGGCTATTACTCGGCTGCATTGTAATATAGAATGCCTAAAAGACTTCCTTAAAAACTATAATGCTTTTCCAGCGGAAGAAAGATTATATGTAAAAGGTATTCAGCGCTCTTCTAAGGAAATAGCTCGGCTAGTAGTGTTACAAAAAGCTCTTAAGAAGGATCTTAACTATCAAATTAAAGAAAACAATATTTACAATGAGTATTTAAAATATGCTGACCGTTGGGCTAGCTGTATTGTCTCAGATTCTGATGAAAAGGAATAAATATGCTGCCAGATAAATTTTCTATTAAAGTAGGAAATTACTTTGAATGTGCGCTAGTGCAGAAAGAAATGCAAAAGCTAGGATATGATTGGCAGAATGAATGGTATAAAGGGAAGACTTGCTTTCTGGACAGCGAAGTATTGCTATTTGAATCTGACATTATGGGTATGTTTAGGGATATAGACGATGGATTTCACCAAGACGGGTATGTAGAGGTGGATGTAACGGATATATTAGACTTTGATTATTGGTGCAATGTAGATTCTTTTACGCTATCAGAAGAACCTGTAGATGGTGCTAAAATGAATATTAAGGTTAGCTGCAATAAAGAAGAAAATAGCGAAGAAAACATGGAAGAAACCTTCGAAGAAAACTCTGAAGAGAACAGCGAAGAAAACCCGAAGTTAGCTATCGGCAATGTAGCACTACCAATGACATTACTATCTCCTCTCACTATTGCTACAGGGTGTTTGGGTAAGCTTAATGGCAAATTAAAATACGGAGGTAGTAATTACATCGGTACTAAGGTAATTATGTCCACTTACATGGATGCTATAGCTCGACATTTCGCTAAGATTCAACTCGGAGAAGATGTTGATAGCGTTGATGGTGTCCCACATTGGGGAGCTATTATTGCTAATATTGATATTATTCTCTCTGCTAAAGCTGCAGGAACATTGATTGATGATAGGCTACGTAGTGATGGACAATTGGAAGCTATTAAAGAGCTTGTACCATTGGTGAAGAGTTTACAAGAGTTGCACAAGGATAAAAATCCTAAGCATTATTTTCTAAGCAAAAATGATTTTTCCCTGAAACATCACGTCAATGAATTTGGTTCACACATTCATTACATGAAAGATAGCTATGATTAATAAACCTCACGCAGTTTATACACAAGTATGCAGAGAAGTGCATGACCGCGACGAGGGGTTGAGTGTGAAAGTGAAATCCTCTAAGGTGGTGCATTTATATACAGAGGGGCCAGTTAATAAAGCTATGTTTGGGGATTTAGATATTACGCTTAATTATAAATTTGCAAGGGCTATCGGGGAAGCTTTGATAGCTGCAGCAGATGATATTGAAAGGAGTGGGCATGAGTAATTCTAAAGTGAGTACAACTGTTATTCGAGAGGTATCTAATAGTCTTATAGGAGAAACACTCCATGTTATCACCGAGTGTGGGTATACAAGGTTACGCGCCATAGGTGATAATCAGGAATTTTGGGGGGAAGTAGATTTATGTTTTGAAAACGAATTTGCTAAGGCTCTAGGTGAAGCTTTAATAAAAGCTGCTAGGGGAGAATGATATGGAAAGCTACGTGCTCTATGGTCTAGCTTTTATATCCTCTTTTATCTTTATTGCGTTGAAAAGCGCACAGCAGCTACACGTAGTATTTAAGCACTACTATCTCATATTGCCAACATCAATGCTAATGGCTATTTGTGAAGTGTATGTTATATCTACTACAGCTCACAATGGATGGGGATGGATTGTACTACCTATTGGGCTTGGTGGTGGGCTAGGATCGCTATTTAGCACTTGGCTACATCATAATTTTTTACATAGAAATTAATAATAATTTTCACTCGGAAAATAATTTTTCACTTAAGGGTTAATATGGAACAACTAGGGATGAAGCATTCAACTATAAGCTATGAACAGTCTGTATTAAAAGTGGATGATACAGAAGCTGCAATAGCGTGGGTAAATAACACTTTGCATAAGTATGGTTTTGCTGTAGGATTCAATGGAGATGCTACAGAGATGTTTTTAACTAGAGATTCTGTTAAAATATGCCAAGTATTAAATTTTGATAGGCTAGCAGCTCTAGCTATTGGCATGGATCTTGTGGGGGATTTTGAAGGGTTTATGGCTAGCACATAGGCTTGTCTAGCAAATAGCTTGAAGCAAATATAAAGTAGTTTTCAGTATTGCAATTAACAACTAAGGAAGAAGAATTATGCGTTTAGTATTTGATATAGAAGCTAATGGATTATTAAATTCTACAACTGTTGACTATAATTCTTCACCTTATCGCCTTAAAGACCATTTTAAAGTACATTGTGCTGTGTTTTTTGACATTGATACAAAGCTAATGTACAGGTTTGTTTACGATGCAAACAATGAGCAACAAAAAACACCAGCTAAAGCGATAGTGCAAGGTTGCTTGGAAGTAATTACAAAAGTTTTACACTCGTTACAAGATTTCTACTATTCAGTTAAGAATTTTATTCTTGGTAACGCTACGGAGCTTATCGGCCATAACATTATCAATTATGATTTGCTAGTGTTAAAAGCTGCTGCAGGGTTGGATTATAAGATTGGAGTGTACGATGGAACTAAAACCAAGTATTATTCTCGTAATAAGGATAGCATTGGGGATGTTGCTACTGGCACTTATAAGCCTATCACAATTACAGATACTCTAGTATTATCTAAAACTCTCAACCCTGATCGCTTAATGCACAGCTTGGAATATTTCGGCAAGATGCATGGCTCCGAGAAGATTGATTGGAGAGCTAAGGCTATCGAGCTAGGGATTATTGATAAGAATGCTCCTAAAGGTGCAGAGTTTGAAATATATCACCCTGAGATGCTTGTCTATAATGCTCAGGATGTAATGTCAAACTATAAGACATGGCAATTTCTCCTGAAGGAATGGGGAGATTGGCCTTGGGATGAACCATACCAGCTAGAGAAAGCTGTAGCTGAGATTATCACTCGCCAAGAGCATAGAGGGTTTTATTTTGATACTGATTTGGCTATTGAATGTGTGAAGGACTTGGATGAGAAGATGGCTGTGTTAAAAGCTATTGTAGAGCCATTGATTCCTCCTAAACCAATAGGCAAGACAGCAGCTAAGGATTATATCCCTTCTAAGGTGCAATTTAAGAAGAATGGTGAGCTTAGTAGTAATATTGAGAAATGGGTGGAGAAGCATGGTGGGAGTATTACTAAGACTGAAGAGGGAGATTACTATGCCAAGTTATTTGATAAAGAATATAAGCTACCAATCCCACAAGAGCCTATAGTAACGCATGTTCCAGCTACTATCAGAGACACCACCCATATCAAAGGATGGCTTGTATCTATCGGATGGAATCCTACAGCTTACAAAGAGAGGGATCTTACTGTAGACTCTCGCAAGAAGAAGCTGGAGTTTGATAAGTATGTTGAGACATGTGAGAGATATATTGCACAAACTATAGCTAGTCCATTTAAGAAGGATAGGCTAGAGTATTTGGAAGTAGTGGATGAGAAATCTCTACGCAAGAAACTACTAGGGCATGATCACACTAAACGACCAATGAAAGTTTATACCAACCCTACGCTGACAGTGGGCATGGAGAAAGAGATTGATCCAGCTTTATTAGAAATGTCAGATAAGTTTGCACATGCTAAGGATGTATCGGATTATCTTACATATAGTCACAGAAGGAATAGTATCTTAGGTGGTGGCTTTGATCCTGAGGATTTGGATGATGAAGATGAAGAGGCTAGTAAGGGATGGCTGAGTAATGATAGGATTGCAGAGGATCATAGAATTCCCACTCCTGCGGATACTTGTGGGGCTGCTACGACTAGGATGAAACACAGGATTGTTGTTAACGTGCCACGCGTTTCGTCACTATATGGTAAAGAGATGCGTAGCTTGTTCGGCGTTAATGCTAAAGAGGGATTTTTACAGATCGGTGCGGACTTTGACGGACTGGAGGCTAGGATTGAAGGACACTACTGTCACAAATTTGATGAAGACGGTCAGCCATATTGTAAATCGCTGCTTGGAGAAAAGCCTAACGACATTCATACGCTTACAGCTAAAAAAATCTCTGAAGTTATTGGGGAACCTTTTGCCAGAACACCAGCTAAAAACGTGAAATACGCTGCGAGCTATGGAGCTAGACCTAAACGTATTGCTAAAACTATCGGATGCTCTGAAGCTATGGGTGAAAAGGTGTTTAATGCTTTTTGGGAGGCTGCAAAACCTTTGGCGTTGTTGATGGAGGAGATTACTCATTTTTGGGAGACTTCAGGAGGTAAGAAGTTTATTATAGGGATTGATGGTAGAAAAATTCCTACTAGGTCTGCTAGTGCTCTTATTAACAGCTTGTTTCAATCTGCTGGTAATATCTCGGCAAAGCGGGCTATGGTTATAAAAGATAGAATGCTAAGAGATGAGGGATTTACTATTGACTTTTGGACAGAAGACAGACTAGAAAGAAAATTCTCGCAACAGTTGATAATGTCGCACGATGAATTTCAGGATGAAGTTTCTAAAGCGTTTGTAAAATTTAAAATATTTCCTGTGTTGGACTGGAATAATCAAGAAGACGTGAAAGCAGCGGAAGATATGGCCAAAACGTTTAAAAATGCACAAACAGATAAGATATGGAGTGATATAGGGCACAGCAATAAGGGTTATTATGTAGCTTATAGTAGAGTTGGGGAGATAGCATCCTTGTCCGCCAATAAAGCTGGAGAGTATTATAATTTAAATGTAAAACTTACCGCAGGGTATATAATAGGAAGGAATTGGGCAGAGTGTCACTAAATGAAGAGAAAGTGTTTAACGGTGTTGTTTTTAAACCTATATTTGGTTTGCTAGTATCGCAATGCGGCATAGTGGCTAAATTAAATGGGGAGAAAGTATTACAACATACAACTGAAAAAGGGTATGTAATTGTATCTCTAGTGCGCGATGGTAAAAAGACTTCTGTATCTGTGCACAGATTAGTAGCGCTAGCTTGGATTCCTAACCCCGATAACTTGTCTGACGTTAACCACAAAGATTGTGTTAGGAATAATAACCATGTCAGTAACCTAGAATGGTTATCGCACGGAGATAATATTAAATATTCTTACGATACAAAGAGACGTTCTGCAACAGGAGAAAATAATGCGAGAGCCTTTACTTCTGAAAAAACAGTTATAGAAATTTGTGAGCTACTAGCTGCTGGATATTCTGCTGCTAGTATCAGAGATATGGGATATAATCATGGTAGGGTATCTAGTATTAAACGCCGTCAAAACTGGAAGCACATTTCACAAAACTATATTTTTCCATAAGGAGCTAGCATGATTACTAAAGAAGAATACAATCAAGGCGTTGCATCTCTAAATTCTATGCTCGAAAACGGGGAGATTTCAATTTCAGATTTTATCCATTACCATGAGCTATTAGAACTAGAGCTAAACAGCCACGATGCTAATTATATTAACGAGCTTATTAATAATTAACATGGAAGAAAACATAGAAGAGCTTTTAGAGGTACATCCTTCAGAAGTAGAAATTCATAGCGAAGCTATACACCCATCTAGCAAGCCTAGATTTCGTTATAAAGCTTCGAAGGAACTAAGAGATAAGACTAAGAAAGCTACAAAGAAAGATTATAAGAAGCTAGTAACTCTAGCCACTGCTGCTATAATCAACAAAGAACCGAGAGTGCTGATAACATTCCCCTACTTTGTGAAGCTTAGCAAGGATTGGCCTAGAGGTACTATAGTAGAAAGAACAGCTACTACCAACACCTACAAGGTAAATAGTAGATGGCTTCTTGATTGGCTGTATAAGAAAGGGTATAGCACACACAATACAACGATGATTCTTATGTCTGCGTATTCGCTAGAAAGAAATATTAATTCTTTAGATAGGATGGGTATGACAGAAGAAGAGTATAACTTAATTGCAAGGATGGATGAGCTATGATTACTCCGCGTGGCAAGCTACCTAAGTATTTTATAGCTGTTGTAGATTTCCAACTAGACGCTATCTATGAAGTGCAAGAGACACCATTAGAAGTTAAATATTCCTACTATAAAGGGTTTCCAGAGACATTAAACTCACCAGCAGAGCCGGATTGTGTAGAGGTTGTTGGAGTGTGGTATGATAATAAGGATGTTAGCCAGCTACTATCTCCTTACGATTATGAATTGATTGAAGATGAATTACTAGAATGGCATAGGATGTGATTATGGAACACACAAGCGTAAAAACTAAAGAGCTATATAGAATACCTAGAAATACTTATATCCGTGTAGGAGAATCTGTGCTACTATTTGACCATCTTGACGGTATGTATTCATTCTGTACCGATAAGGATGGCAATGTACATCACATAGCTGCTTGGGCGGAAGTTGAGATAGTAGATGGGTTTGATAGTATTTTTAATAGCGCTACAAAATAGTTTTACTTTTTTATTTTAGATGTAGTATAATAAGCGTTACTGAAATGCTCCTCTAACTCAGTTGGTAGAGTACCTGACTTGTAATCAGGAGGTCGCGGGTTCGAATCCTGCGGGGAGCACCAAGAATTCGGAGGAAGTGTGATAGATTACAAAGTATTACTTGAAAAATATGCTCAACATGTTTTTGAATGTGAAGGATCTGATTTCATAGTAAATATCAACGAGTCTTCAAGATCAGATGTAAAGTTTTTAGAGGAAGAAGCGAGAGAGCTGAAATATATTTCAGAAATACTTGAGCAAAATCCTTACTAAAAAATATTTTTAATTGCCAAGGAGAAAAAATGAATAACCTGTTAAACCCCGCTAGAGCAGAAAACGAAACATTTGAGGATTACAAAGCTAGGCGTATGTCAGCTAAAGTATTTGTGCAAAGTAAGCTAACAACATTGGTTTGGGATTCTCTTATGAAAGGGACTTATCTAAACTCATTACGTGCTAGAGCAGGCAAAGCAGCTAAGAAAGCAGCTAAAAAGCGAGGACGTAATAATGGTTAATGCATTGGCAGCAGCGCGAGTGGCTTTGGCTATGGCAGCTTCATCTGTGGTATTTGCTTTATATAAAGTAATGAAGTTTTTTAAACGTAAGTAATGCAAAGGTATTTTATGAGCAATAAACACACACTAAACACAATAGCTGGAGCCTTAACATTACTTGTAGCGCTCCCTTTGTGGTTTTATTTGATGAGTTATATTTTGCAAGCAGCGGGAGCTTCCAGTGAAGTGTGGGTTGTATTTGGTGTGTATATCACTACACACATGATCGCGGCAATTATCGATTTTTGCTCTTGCATGAGCTGCCAGCTCGCAGACTTGATACTTTAAATAAAAAGGATGAAGATGAAATTTAAAAACATTATGGCAGCTACAAGCGTAGCTATTATTTTAGCAGCATGTGGAAGCAAAGAGGTATCTTTTAATACCCTCGAAGAAGCCAAACAGATGGCACGAGATAATGCGCTATTCAATGCTCAACGTTATCGTGCAGAAAACCCTCCTGTGCGAGATTTTACAGCAGTTTCTAATGGAGACTCTACGCAGATGCCTAATTGCCCTCAAGGAGATGGATGGGCCACTATCAAGCTATTCTCACCAGATGCTAGTCGCACAGTGGTATTGAAGTGCTCAACATTCTCAGGAGCCACGGGATGCTTGCTAGATTCTGAGTTTAAGTCTAAGCCATTTGCGGAGCAGGATGGGCATTGTCAGAAGCCGGAAGTAGTTCCATTCCCTTTGCCTAAGATAGCCAAATAGGATTAGCATCCAAATAGGATTTATATGTTTGTAGTGTCACATTTATCTGAAATATGTTTAGTGTTAGTTGGTGTAGTAGTAGGTGGATTTTGCGTACAAGCTTTTAACAAGGTGTGTACTTTATTTAAAAATATTAATTAAGGAAATTAGTAATGCCAAATTTTGATAAAATTGAAGGTACACTTGTTTACGTGCAAGTGCAAGAGTCAGTTAAAGCTTATGTTAAGCCGGGTACACCAAAGAAGCCGGATGAATGGAAAGCTTCTGTTGTGCTGACAGATGAAGACTTCGTGGATGAATTGGAAGAGTATGGTAAGTCTCTCGATACACTACTCTCTATTAAAAAAGTAAAGTCTTCCACGTTTGAGGAAACCTATAAATGTGATTTGCCAGAAGGTGCTGGAAAGAATGTATGGATTCTAACTCTACGCAAGAGTGTGGAGCTAGGTAAGACTGGAAAACCTGTACCTGAAATCTTCCGTCCTCGCGTATTCCATAAAGTGAAGAATACCCATGTTGATATTACCTATGAAAAGCTAGTAGGTAATGGTAGCTACGGTGTTATTAGTATTGACAAGTTTGAACGTGACTCTGGTGGTGCATCTTTATACTTGAAGAATATCCTTGTTACAGATTTGAAAGAGTATGTCAGAACAGAATCTAGCTACACTGCCGGATCTGAATTTGAAGATGGTAATGAAGAAGCAGAGGATAAGAAGCCGGAAGCTAAAAAACAAGAGCCTAAACAAGAAGCACCAAAGAAACCTAAAGCTCCAGCTAAGAAAGAAGCCAAAGATTCCGAAGAGGATGAAGAGTTTCCATTCGATTAAGCATCTCCATAGTATCCTCACCCTAGAAATTACGGTGGGGATTTTTATTAACTGACAGGAGAGATGTATGAAAGGAAACAAGCTATGCGTTATAGATGGAGATTTGTTAGCATACAGATGTGCAGCAGCTAACGAGAAAAGAACAGTCGTAGCAACACACAAAGAAACTCTAGAAGAATTTGTATTTAACACAGCTACTAGCTTTAAAGAGTGGGCAGAAGATAAGGTAGATGAATACACATTAACACCTAAGCAAGAAGCTGCCCCTATTGCAAATGCTCTAGCAGGGATTAAATGGTCAATTGACTCTATATTAGCTAAAGCAAAATGTAATAGGTATCACATTGTTATATCTGGTAAGGATAATTTTAGGCTCGATTTACCACTCCCTACGCGCTATAAAGATAATAGGAAGGATAGTTCGAAGCCATTGCAGCTACAAGCTTGTAAAGATTATCTTATTTTTACACACAATGCAGAAATATCCGAAGGTGTAGAAGCTGATGATATTCTTACAGGGTATATGTATCAAGGGTATAGAGATAAAGAATACATTGTGCAAGCTAGTATTGATAAGGATGCTACTCATGGCCCCGGATGGTTGCTTAATTGGACTACGATGGATGAGCCAGAGCTTATCGAAGGGTATGGTGGTCTTGAGTGTATCTTGAAGGACGCGGGAGTAAAGAAAGCTAATGGTGAGCCTACGTATAGTAAGAGTATTAAAGGGAAAGGTAGAGCATTCCTTTGGTTTCAATTGCTATATGGCGACCCTGTAGATTGCTATAAGCCTTGCGAGATTGCTAAAGGTAAATTAGGAGATGTAGGAGCTTATGACATCCTTAAGAATGCAACAAATGATAAGGAAGCATTAGAAGCAATAGTAGCTAAGTATAAATCTTGGTATCCTACCCCTGTTACGTATAAGTGTTGGAAGGGTGAGAGGCACACTAAGTCATGGTTAGAAATTATGCAGATGTATGCTGACTGTGCGTTTATGCAGAGATGGGAAGGGGATAGGCTTAATATTGCTAATGTGTTGAAGAGATTGGGGGTATATGATGAGTAGTAAAATAGACTGGGAAGACTTATTTAAGTTGAGTAGTCATAAAGTACCTGAGAAAACTGAACACGAGCGAATATTGGAAATGCACTCAGAATTAGCAACGCAGATGTGTAAGTGCTTAGGGTTAGATGCAAACTTAGTAACATCTCTGACAATTAAATTTAAAGGAGGAGAAACCCCTACAGTGATATGTGAGATGCTACCAGAAATAGAGGATTTTAATGAGGACATACAGGTCATACTTAAGAAATTTAAGCTGATACCTATCGGTGCAGATGTAAAAGGAGAAAGGCTGATAGGTGAACAATAAGCCTTGGGTAGAGTTAAGTCATGTCTGGAAGACAGAGTCAGCTTTCTGGAATTGGCTTAGGGGGGTATTTCGCAAAGGGTGGAGCAAAGCCCCTGTCAAGCTAGAGTACATAAAGCTAAACAGAAAGCGAATAAAGAATCCTAATGCTAAAAGTGCTACTAAGTTCCCTGAAGTATGGGGAATGAAGTGTGAAATATGCAAGAAAGATTTCTTACAATCTGATATTGAAATTGATCATAAGACTCCTGCAGGTAGTTTGAATAAGCTAGAAGACATTAAAGAGTTTGTAACAAGGTTGTTAATAATCTCTTTGAAAGACTTGCGAGCTTTATGTAAACCTTGTCATAAGATTGTCTCTCATGCTCAAAACATGGGGATAAGTTTTGAAGAAGCTAAAGTAGAGAAAGAAGTGATTCGACTACTAAAGAAAGAGAATAGTAAAGAGATGCTTGCACTATTTAAAAAGCACGGGTATAGTGGTCTTACAAATGCAAAGCAGCGAAGAGAAGTATTAACAGTAATATTAAACAAAAGGAGCAATACGTGAGTAACTTTTGCACTAACACATATTTAGAACAAACACGAGACTACAGCGATCCAGATATTACTTGTAATTTTATCCACTGTGTAGCTCCCCCTATCACTTGCAAGAATGGGTATTTAGTAACTGTCAATGCTTCTTTCGTACATGAGTGTTCTCCTAAAAGTAATATTGGCCCTTGGGAGACAGTGGAAGTAGTGATAACTAATAATGAAGGATTTAGTAGATTTGGATTTGTACCTGTAAGTGATGTGAATAAGCTTGTTGACCTTTACAATAAATAATATTGGGAGCTAATTTGAAAAATAACAAACAAACATCTGCAAGCGATTGGCAGAAAGATGCTATTGCACTTCACAAATCTGAAGTATTATCTTGGAGAGATATTGCAAGAGTGTTAGATGTCCCTCGCTCTACAGTGTCGGATTTCTTGCGCAAGTATGAAGCGATGAAGAATGATGATGTGGATGATGAAGTTGCTAGGAATGCTAGTATCTTAGTTATTAGCGATATGCATATTCCTTATCATGTAAACGGACTGATTGAATTCTTGCAAAGATTGAAGGATAAGCATAATCCTACTAGGGTTGTAATTATCGGAGATGAACTTGAATATCACCAGATTTCTTTTCACGATTCCCATCCCGATTTACTATCTGCTGGCGATGAACTTAAAGAGGCAATTAAGGTTATTCAAGAAATAGAAAAGATGTTTCCAGTTGTAGACTTAATAGATAGTAATCACGGAAGTCTTGTGTATAGGAAAGCAAAGCATCATGGAATCCCTCTGCATTGCATTAAATCCTATAATGAAATTCTAGGTGTAGGTGACGGATGGAAATGGCACAATGACTTAACATTGCTACTACCTACAGGCCAGCATGTATTCTTCCATCATGGTAAAGCTGCAGATGGCTTGAAGCTATCACAGACAATGGGTATGAGTGCTGTACAAGGGCATTACCATGAAAAATTTAACATTCAATATTGGGGTAATAGTCTTGGACTTTATTTTAGTATGCAGGTGGGATGTCTTATTGATGATGATAGTTATGCTTTTGCTTATAACAATGTAAATTTAAAACGCCCTGTCATTGGCTGCGGGTTGATTATCGATGGTGTTCCTATTTTGGAAGCGTTTCCGTTATGAGAAATATACTATTACGCATCTTATTGTTACTAACTATAATGGTATTTGCAGGGGTATTTGTTTTGTTTGCAAGGATATACCCCTACGCGGCTGTGAGTGTATTGGGCATAGTTGTCTGCGCTTGTTTATGGATGCTTACAGGTATTATATTGGAGTTATACGAAGCATGAAAAATACATTAATTAAAATTTTAGCTGTCTTGGGATTTTTAGCAGGTGTGTTATTTGCTTGTATCGCACCTAAAGTGTACGTTATTATTCTACTTCTTCTCGCCGGATGTGCCTTGACGTGGGTAATAGTGGATGACTTGCTACGTAGGGGTTTATAATGCAGCACATACAAGTACCAATAGGTAATCTCCCTATTCAATTAGCTTGCATCATGGACGGGACAATAGCCTTCCTAGCACCTCAGCAACAATTTGCAACTATTATTGAAGGAGATACAATTATTAGTAACGAAGAAATCACCATTAAAGGAGAATCTTACCAATATAATTGTAGATATTCTTACAAAGATAATCCAGATATGTTAGAATGGTTGCAGCAACAAAAATTACAAAATCCATTTCAAATATGAAGAGATGATAGTATGAATTATAATAGTTTTATATTTAAAACAAAATATTCAAAAGATAGCGAGGGGCATTATGAAAGCGATTAGTGTTTACGATTTAAAATTAGTAAGTACGTTAGCCCATTTAAACTATTTTGAGATGGTGTCCCCTGAGTATGATCACTTAGTATTGCCAGTGTTAGAAGAGCTTGGCTTTGATCTGGAATATCCGCTAATGTACACTACAAGCCAGCATAGGACATTAGCTAATAAGGTTGTTATTGGGTATGTTATCCGAGGGGAAGTATCTGTTAATCGTAAACACTTAACAAGTGTATGGGCTACAGTGTACGATAAGTTGGTAGCAGCTAGTTATTACGATCAAAGCTTGTGTATTGAGATGGCATCATTAATGAATAACTCTTTAGACTATGCAGCTTTCAATGCTGAAAAAGCTGACACTAAAGTACAAGATTATTCTATTATTGAGAGTGATGAAGAAAGATATATTGTAGAGCAGATAGCGTTATTAGAAAAGCTGCTGTACGAGATTAGAGGTAATCAATATAAGCAAGATGGTGGGTATAAGATGGCTATTGATTATCATGTAGAAGAGCCTAAAATTCAATTTAGAACTAAACGGAGAAAGCTGAAGAATGTCTAATAATGCTAGTGAAGTGTGTAACTCAGCAGAAAAAGTACCCTATTTAGGTACTTTAGTACCTAAGAATGGTACGAAGATACCCTACAATGGTATTATGATTTATGAGAATGATCCGGCATATATTACGGAGTTTTCTAAGACATTACTCGATGGATTTTATAAACGAGAAGGGGAGAGTATTTCTAAAGCTCTAGCTCGCCCTGCTACTGCTTTCTGCTACGGGGATTATGAATTAGCTCAACGTATTTATGACTATGTTTACAATGGTTGGTTCATGTATGCTTCCCCTGTGCTTAGTAATGCAACTAAAGGGAGATGGGTGGAAGATGAAGCTAAGCAAGGGAAGCACTATTGGTACACATCTACTTTCATTGCAGAAGAGAAGCAACATGGACTTCCTATTAGCTGCTTTGCATTCAATGTACCAGATACAGCACAAGGGCAAGTAGAAGCTATTCAAGAGCTTGCTACGCTCTCTATGTCTGGAGGTGGTACTGGAGCACATCTTTCTATTCGTGGAGTGGGAGGCAAGGCTGTAGGTAATATCCCGTATCAGAAAGTTATGGATAGTGCTATTGGATATTTCAGGCAGCAGAATAGACGTGGAGCTATTGCATCATACTTGAATGTAGATCACCCTGATATTGTAGAGCATATTAATTTCCGTAAGCCGGGGGGAGATGCTAAAAGGCGAAGTGATAATAGGCAGCAATATCATAGTGCTGTTAATATTACAGATAAGTTTATTGAGGCGGTTAAGAATAACACTACCTATCCGCTAGTATGTCCTCATAGCGGGAAAGTTTATGAGGAGCTTAGAGCGCGGGAAGTATGGGAGAATATTCTTGAGAATCGAGCGTTGACAGGTGAGCCATATCTGCTGAAGATTGATGAGGCTAATCGGAAGATGCCAGAAACTCAGAGGGCTAAAGGGTTGAAGATTCGTGGAAGCAACTTGTGTTAGTAATAGCACCCTTATACAGTAATGTATATTGCAAACTTATTGAACTCAGGGGAAGCGTAGAACACGTAATCCTGATCTAAGCCAGAATAAAATTGAATGCGCTAAGTTAGCGGTATATCTGGAAAGAGCAACGACTATCCTCAAAAGGGAGTAGTACCAAGCGGTACGAAGCGGTAAGCAACCATCTGCCAGTGTTATGCTGGAGTTACTAGAGTAAAATGGTTGATGATATAGTCTGGTCTATATAGGGATATGTAGCAGCTTGCAATTGGAAAATACTAGGAGTAATGCCCTAGCCCTGCACAGCTTCAAGCAGGGGAGATACGTAGTCATCGTGTACCAATTAGAGCGGGGATTGATTAGCGACCAATCTTGAACACAACGAGTGAAATAACATTACCTACTGACGAATTCAGAACATTCGTTTGTTGCCTTAGTAGCTTGAACTTAGAGAAATTTGAAGAATGGAAAGACACCACTATCGTAGCAGATTTAGTACGCTTCTTGGATAATGTATTACAAAGCTTCATTGACAATGCACCACCGGAGCTTGCCAAAGCTAGATTTTCAGCTAAAGCAGAACGAGCATTAGGCTTAGGTACTTTAGGATGGCATGGGTATTTGCAAAGTAAGCTTATTCCATTTGAAGGCGGGGGATTTAATAGTGCTATTCAACACACTAATAAAATCTTTGCGCTAATCAAAGGGAGGGCTACGGAAGAAAGTAGGAGGCTTGCTATCGAGCGCGGAGAGCCAGAGGATATGATTGGCACAGGGTTGCGTAATAGTAGATTGATGGCTATTGCACCTAACTCAAATAGCGCTAGTATTCTTGATACATCTCCTAGCATCGAGCCATACTTTAGGAATATATTTTTGCAGAGTAGTAGAGCTGGTAATTTTACAGTGAAGAATAGGCACTTAGAGACATTGCTAAAGTCTAAAGGAAAAGATACTTTTGAAGTGTGGGAAAGTATTAGAAAGAATGAAGGACGTGTAAGCCATTTAGATTTTTTAGATGAGCGTGAGAAGGCTGTATTTGCTACAGCGATGGAGCTAGATCAACATTGGATTATTGAGCAAGCAGAGCATCGTGGACAATATGTTTGTCAAGCACAATCATTGAATGTGTTCTTCCCGTATGGTAGCAGTAGGAAGTATAGCAATAGTGTTCATTTGAAGTTTTTAAATAGCCCTAATGTACTTACTATGTATTATTTTAGAACTGAGAGGGAGGGGGATATTAATATCGTAAAAGATATTGAACGCAAAGCTCTCAAGGATTGGGATATAAGCAACTCTACTGAGTCAACTTGTTTAAGCTGCGAAGGATAATGCTCATGCAGAAACTAAGTTATCAAGATGTTTTGGAAAACTTTATTTATGATGAATCCAGTCCAAGTTGTCTAAGGTGGAATAAAATACGGACAAGCGGCAATAGTAGGCCAATGACTTTTATAGGACAGGTTGCTGGGGGGTTTAAAGGTAGATATTTCAATGTCCAAGTACAAAATAAGAAGTATAGGTGCCATAGGTTAGTATGCCTACTGAACGGTATATCATTAACGGAAAAGGATAAAGTTGACCATATAGACAGAGATACTAAAAACAATAAGGTATCTAATTTAAAGGTTTGTTCACAAAAGACAAATAGTGAAAATAGGGGAATGTCTTCTGCCAATACATCAGGCACTACTGGCGTATCAATTATGCAGAAGAGTAGTATTACTTATTGTGTAGCTCATTGGAAAATTAATCGGAAGGGTGTTTCTCGATGGTTTTCTGTCAAGAAGATGGGGTTACTGCCTGCGTTTAAAGCTGCAGTGGATTGCAGGTTAGAAAACATTAAACTTTTAAATCTAAGTGGCGCAAACTACACAGAAAATCACGGGAAGAATTGAATGAGTAAAATTACAGAAGCAACGGAAATTTTTGTACCTAAATTCCACAAGTTACAAGACATTTTTGACAAACATACTCGCAGTCACTGGGTTCCAGATGAAGCGGACATGTCTCAAGATGTGACACAATGGAAGAGTGGAGCTATTAGCGAAGTGCGTAAAGAGTTTATTAAGATGGTGTTACGCCTATTCACACAAGCTGACACTAACGTATGCAGTAGCTACGTAGAGAGGTTGCTACCTGTATTCAAAAATGCCGATGCTAGGATGATGTTATTGTCATTTGCGGACAGAGAATCGATCCATATAAAAGCTTATAAGCGACTTAACGACACCCTAGGCTACGATAGCGAAGCATTCATGTCTGAATTCCTAGACTATAAAGCTATGGCAGATAAGCATAGCTTTATGATTGAAGAATCTAATATGCGCTCTAATAAAGGTATTGCAGAGTATTTAGCAAAGCAAGTGTTAATGGAAGGTGTAAGCCTATTCGCTCCGTTTGCTATGCTTCTTAATTTCTCTAGGCATGGCATCCTACCCGGAATGGTGAGTGTTAATCAGTGGAGTGTTATTGATGAAAGTTTGCACGTAGAAGGGTTGACAGAGTTGTTTAAGATATTTATTGAAGAACACCCTTCAGTTATTAATGAAGAGTTTAAAAAGAGTATCTATAACACTGCACGTACTATAGTAGCATTGGAAGACGAGTTTATTGACTTGTGCTATAGCATTGAGGATATGTCTAAGATGCCTAAGCAAGACTTAAAAAACTATATTCGCTTTGTATGTGACTACCGTATGCAGCAGCTAGGCTTTAAGTCCCAATTTGGGATTGATAAAAACCCTCTGCCATTTATCGAAGAAATAACAGGAGATGGTGTGTTTGGTAATTTCTTTGAAAGCACTATTACAGCTTACAGTAAGAATAGCTTAGTAGGTGAATGGGAATATTAACATTCTAAATTAAAATATTCCTAGCCTACTCTTGTTTGATGTGCTAAAGTAACGAATAACAGGGGGAGGTATAAGCCCCTTGTTATCTTAAGCTGCAACATAGCAGCCGTAGTAAAGCCGATGAACAGTAGTATTTATCTCGAAGAGTAGCGTTATGAATGGAATTAATGATATAGTAGTGAGTATTGTCAAGAGTGTTATTCCTCAAGTTGCTCTTGACATCTTGTACAACATGTACACAATATTCAAAAAAGTTATTGTAGTTTTTGGAATAGTAGGTTATGTACTCAATGTATATCACTTATACACACTAAAAGCTATAACAGAAATAACAGGGGTATTGATAGTAAAAGTTGCAGGGGTGTTTATTCCTTGCATTGGAGCAGTGATGGGGTATTTATGATAGCTACTGCATTTATGATACCTATCGTATCTGTAACACCTATCACATTTACAATTGACGTGTGAAAACAACAGAAAAGGAAATATTTTATGGCAGGCACAATTATCAGTTTGAATGATGCGACAATTGACACAGAAGTGTTTCGACATTACAACCAAGAAGCTCAGACACTCCTGCGAAATATTGAAGTGCTTCAACAAGAGTTTAAAGAGTTGGTAGAGACAGTTGAAAATACAACTGGAATTAAAAAAACAGAAGTAGCTGGATATTTTAAATCTCGCTTTACAGAGAAGCATGAAGGTGTTGTTGCAAAAGGTAATCTCTATGAAGTTTTAAACGAAGCTCTTAATTAAAGGAATATAAAATGAGTGTTGCATCCGTTAGTATTACATTGCTTGAAATTATGCCCAAGATCTTTCAGGTGGTACGATCTGTAGAGGCAGCGACAATTGCAAATCAAGAAGAGAATCCTACAGGATCTCAGAAATTGAACTTTGCATTGGCTTTGCTAGAGACATATTACGAAACTACAAATCCTAAAGTACCATTCAATGATTTAAAAGCAGCTATTACAAAAATCATCTCTGCTGTTGTATTCTTCTACAATGATGTAAAATGGTTTAAGAGCCGCAATAAAGCTGCCAAAACAGCGCAAGTGTTGGAAGCAACGCCAAGTTGAATAAAAAAAGAGACTAGGCAATTAAGCGTAGTCTCTAAAAGCTCTCTACCAAGAGCAAATACACCAAGAGCAAAGTAAAATTATACATTGCAAGTTACAGATATTGTTAAGCCGTCTATAGATTCTATATAATCTTGGACGGCTTCTTTATTTGTGTTAGCCAATTGTCGTATGTTCTCTGAGCCATTGTTCTGCCCTACTCTCCTGAGCATCTTTGCTGACCTCTTGCACACTTGATTGCTTTGAACCTTCTGTAAGCTCAGGCACAATTGTTGGAAGTGGCTCTGCTTGCACTCCAGAGGGTAGTCCAATTTTATTTGTTGTTGCAACAGTGAGCAGCCAGTTAATAAGGGCAATAACACCAGCAGCAATGCTAGTTGCTGTATTCTCATCCATTGGAATATCATACCCAAACACCTTTGCAAGCTGCAGTAATGCAATAAACACACCAGCTAGGATAGTAGCTGTTATTTGCCCACGCTTCCAAGCTTCTGGATTTGCTACAGACTTACCAGCTTGAAATACAGCGTAGAATGCTTTTAATTTACCAAACATAATTATCCAATCCTATTAGCTATCCATCCGTAGATGAATTGTTCGTTAGCAGGGCGAGATTTAGTTATCTTGATATAATGACTCCCTTGCATAATGTTAAGCATTTTTAACATCACTTTCTCACCTTCACTGCCTCGTCTCTGCAAGTACTTGGCTAGGGCCACAAGAGTGTTACTACCGATATGCCCATCAACCAATACATCTGTATAATCTTTATCTTGCCTATTCAAGAGATTGAGAGCTTCTTGCAGCATAGGGCAGGCTGTAGGCACACCACAATTAACTGCTGTATCTGTTAACTCTGCAGCTATAGCTTCTGACAACTCTGCTACCTTGTTAAACTGAGGGATGTTGTAGTATTGATTGAGATACACTTGATATGCAAACTCTTTAGTTAAGTCTTTCATATCCCCTGCCCACCCATTAGCTCTAGCTACAGCTTCGGTGATGCCATACTTAGTTTTCCCACCAGTGTCATTAGGGTTGTCCGAATACCCCCCTTCCACTTCTATGATGTCATTTATAATCTTTTGAACAATCATTGACGTGTCCCCTCCCTACTTTCCCTTTCAGCTTTCAATACATCTGATACAGCACCCATAGCTTGGTTGCCATTACCTGACGATGCTATTAAAGCTAATGTACGTTCTATACGCGTGAGAGTATCCCAACCCACCATTTGACTCTTGATAATCATAATCTCATGGCGCAATGCTGCTGTCTCTGCATGGTTTTCTAGTGCCACAATACGCTCCACCATCTTCTTTAGTAGCTCATCATTAGATTGCCTGCTATCTTTAACGCTATCCAAGTCAGTTTTCATGTCAGAGAATGCTGTCTCGAACACTGTCCATTTGTGTGTTATTGTAGCCACTTGCTTTGTTAGCCATGTTATGAATCCTGCAGCTACTACTACACCTGTGCCTAGTATGGCTAATAACTGAAGAAATGTTAGGTTAATAACCATCTGAGTGTTTCCTATATCGTTTTTTATTAATTCGTCCAGAGATAGTTGGCTTAGTAATTCTGCATACAGCATATATTAAGCCTCTACAAACTTTAAAGAATACCCTTGCCGTAGAGCTTCTTTAATACAAGCAGCAGGGGTGGCTTTATTACCTAAGTCCCATCCTGATAGCTTGCGCATAGCAATAACAAGTTCTGCACATTCCCACAGCCTATCTTCGCCAATGTCAAGCATGTTGAATTGAGCTGCAATAGCTTGTAGTTTAGAATATCCTTCCAACCCCACCTTACCCATTGCAAACTCTAGCTCTTCATTAGACATCTCATTTTGAGATTGTATCCAGTAGAAACCTTCCTCTTTCATATTGCTCAGAGGGATGATTCTTACTAAGGGATTTACAGCTTCTATGACAAACACCCGGTTAGCAAATACCCAAGCTACACATATATGACTATACTCGCTTTGTGTAGCTGTTCGCACAGCTTGCACTTCTAAGTCATGATAACTACTCCATGAGCTATGACTAAGTGCTATAATATCCCCCGAACGAATATCATCTCTTATGTCAGAATATTTCATAAGAATTCCTATTGCCGTGAGCTACGAAGAATTTCTGCAGCTATAAACAACTCATCCACTTCCATCTCACTCATACCTATCACAGGTGCTAGTAGAGCTACAAATGGATCATCTCTATACCAGTATTCAGCATCCTCAAAGAAAGCTTGTGCTACAGATTTCTGAGGTTCTTCTAGTAGATCTATAGCAGGTTGAATTAAATTCCACTTGCCAGCATGTAATAGAGTTAATCTTGCACATAGCCTACTAGTTTTTTCTGGGATAGTAGGTGCTAGAGCTACAGGAGGAGGGGGGATATAATCTTCTATTGTTGCCTCCCCCACTACTGAAAATTGGTAATCAACACCGTCGCAACGGTAACGATCTTCTAAAGTTTCAATGTTTGAAAAGCCACTGAAAATACCAATTGCTGTATTTAATTGTTTCATGCTGCAGCCTCCACTCTAGTTATTACAAATGCGCTAGAACCAATCCCACCACTGTAACTTTTCTTGTTGTTCGCGTGATAGCCAACATCCCCGCTGGTAACGTTTGCACCTACACTCACAGGATTACGTGTTTGAATAGTATTGGTAGTGAACGTAGCATCTCTATAGGTTGCACCGCCAATCGTGTAGAAAGTAGATCCAGTGGATAGCTGCCTAGTACCCATCACGCCATACTTATCAGATGGTAAGGGGGAAGATACTCCAGCGCTGTAGAGAGAACTAACTGAGGATAAGACAGGAGACGTGCTGGAGCAGTCTAAGGTTATTTGCCCCAAACTGGCTGTCGTTCCCACTGCAAACCTCACATTGTTCCCTGATGTCCCTATATGTGCATTTGTGCTAACAGATGCAGTCCACGGCCCTGTAATCTGAGTTCCAACGCTTACTGTACCGGCAGTATCTGTTAAAATATTAGCATACCAGAAGGCATTATTTACGGAAGCTATAAAGACAGTTTTATTACTACCTATATGTGCGTAATCTGTGTAGGTAGTTACAGAAGGCACAGATACACCGTTAAGTATGGCTGTGCTGCTTGCTTCCACTGTCCCTGTAAGTTTGAATATAGCAGCGCAATGGTTTGTATTAATATACTGGCATACGATATTACCATTACCATTAATTGTTGCTCGTATGTTTGCTGCTGTAGTTGTTTCGTTTACTGGTGTTCCTGCGACAGGTGTTGACGATCCTGAAATGGTTGCTGGAGTTGCAGTCAGTAGTGTGCTAGTTGCATTCACTGTCCTAACTACAGATCCAGATACAAACATAATAGGTGCTTCTGCAGTTGTTGTTAGCAGAGCCAATTCTGAGCTAATTGTCGGTGTTGTACCTGAGATGGTGATTGCTCGTATTGCACTCATATTTGTTGCCCGTCCATACCCAATAACAAAAGCGGACTGTGCAGGAACGGATACAAGCTGACTAAAAGCTGCGTAATTCCCTGCCAGCGTTGCCGTTGCTTTAGTCCCTGAATTTACAGTGATGCCAGTTCCGCTAATCGTCAATGTTACAGCTTCCACCCCTGTTGTTGTGTTGCTACTAATTACAAGCACCTGATCTGTTGTGCTCAGTATTGCTCTATAAGCAACAGCTTGAATAGTCGCTCGGATTAGGGATGCTGACCCCCATGTGCAGGTAGCGGAATTATAAACAATACCATAGCAATTTGTTTGCCCGAACAAATAGCATGTTCTATCACTATCAAGCTCCACTGCAATTATTCCTGCATCCACCCCTGTAAGACTACTCGTAATCTTCGAGGCTGTAATTCCCACCTTCTCAAGCCCGTAATATGCCCACACCCCTGCAGATGTGCTACTATCTGACAATCCTATTACCGCTCCAGTTCTTGGTCTAATCCAACCGAGCTGAGTACCTGCACTATCTTTCACTCCATAGTCATAATCCCCTGCATTGTAAATGCTAAATAATAAACTAGCCTCCACGCATGTAGTTGCGGCAGGGAGAGTAATGTATAGGCCATGAGTTGAAGGAGTCACTGTCATAGCCGCATCGCTAGAAGATGTAAGCGTGACATTACCTGTTATTGCAGTACCACCAAGTCCGGTGTTATTAGCCACCACTACCCAGTTTGTACCGTCGGCAGAAGGATCTGTAGTTCCAGCTCCAGCTACTTTCCTGCGATATGTAAGGTAGTTAGCAGGGCTAATTACACAAATGTATTGCGCATAAGTTGTACCACTAACCCATACAGCAACATTTGCCGCAGAGATAGCAGCAACAGCACTAGCAGCAGCCTCAGCAGCTTTAGTGGTTGATGTATTCGCGTTAGTTGTAGATAATGTTGTATTCGCATCGACAGTGACAGCTAAAGCGTTAGCCTCTGTGCGAAAAGTAGGTAGTGCAGCAAGGAAAGCGTCAGCATTCGCTACAAATGTAGCAGGATCTTGATTCCTTGACGGTATTGTAGGTAGTGCAGATATTGTCATATTTTACTTTTAATTATGTTAAGCCTTCTAGTGAAATAGTGCAAACAGAGAAGGTAGGGTATGCAATCTCTATGCTAAAGTCTTTGTAGAAACCATATATTATTGTTGTCTTATGTTCTACATGCCCTATGTAAACAATAGGGGTGGCTCTGTAACGGGAGAGGGTAGTTTGTAATGCCTCTGTTAAGTCTGACGGTACATAGACGGTGAAATCAGCTCGCTTATTAAAAGCTCTTTCCAAGATGGTATAATTCCCGAAAGTATCTCTCTGTTTAATAGAGTAGTCTTGAATACCTGTTTTAGCACCTCTTTCCACTCCCATACCATCGTCACTAAAATCTCTGGAGAGTCCTAGTACACATCCTCCGCATAACACAGTGTTGCTAGGATCTTCTAGAGTTATAGTGATAGTTGGATTGGCATAAGGGGGAAGATCTTCAAACACAAAATCTGCTACTCGTTCTACAGGCTCGAAGAAATACAAATATAAATCAGTAATACCGCCTGAACTTATAAGATTTGCTGTACTATCATAAACAACACCATCCACAGCATCCTCAACAACAACCCTAGCACTTTTAGCACTAATGTTGAGTAAGGTTATTGTATCCACTCTCTCACCTAAATCAAACACCACCTCTATTTCATCACTTGCGGATGTTTGGGAAGTTATGCTAGAATCGAACATCCTCCAACGATTGGTAGCTCCAGCGTCTATCCAATATGTTGTATTGGTAATATCTTTATTATAGTTTGCTGAAGCTACGGCTGTATGCACCCCAGATTGAGAACCTGAAGTATTGATATTAGCTCCACCAACTGTAGCACTAATATTAAAGCCTGTAGTTGTGGGAGATTTTACATAGTAGACAGTGCCGGGCAAAACTCCTGTAGGCAAAGCCCCTGTCGTTGTAAATACTACGGGAGTGTCTGCTGCAGGGATTGTACCGGAAAATGTTACAACACAAGGGGATGCTATTGTTAAAGTAACTGTAGCCCTCACCCCAACTAAAGATTGATAAATTTTATGGACATTTGTATCTACTTCCATTATAAAATCACCAGCAGCATAAACGGTGGATACCGAGTGCGCTGCATAGTCATTCTCTAATATGGTAGACGATGTTAATGTACTATCCGCTACATTAACAGGTCTAATTATTTTCATTGATCCTCTTAAATTAAGCGGTAATATTTCTTACGTCAGGAAGTCCATCGGAATCCCACTTCTTGTACATCTTAACTTGTTCCTTAGTAGCTTGTACATTAGCAACATCACCAGCAACAATTGTAGCTTTAATATCTGAAAGCTCTTGACGCAAGTTCTTTATTTCAGCTATCAATGTTTCACTACCTTGCTGTGGGTTACGAAGTCTATTCATTAATTCAGCATTATCTGCTGCAGGAATGATGCGCTCACCAGCATGAATATTTGCTAGCATGTCTTGTGGGACATAATTAGTACCTACAGCAAAACCCGGAATAGAGCTTGTTGTCGGATTCATACCGGAGTCAAATTGCCTTTGAACTTCTGCCCAATACCCTTGAGTTTTACCTGTTGTATTTAGAATAGCGTCAGAAATAGTGCCAAACTTGGAAGGGTCAGAGCCACCTAATTGCTTTACTAGATTCTCAGCATTAGCCATCTTTGCAGCATAATCATTAACACCTTTGATCAAGAAGTAAGCATCACCGCCATGCTGTGAGCCATAATCTTGAACTCTGTTTGTTAATTTGCTAGTGGAATCTTTATATTCCTTAGAATCAAACCCCGGAATAGCTACAGTAGGTTGAGGGCCTTTAGCTGCTTTTAACACTCCCAAAGCATCCGCCAGATTAAATAAAGCTTCTTGCACAGTGAGGACAGCGTTAGTAACACCATTGATAGCATCGATTTGAGCTTGAGCTGAAGAAACAATACCATCCAGTCTTGCCAATTCTTTTGTTGTGCTATCTTCAATAGCCTTTATTGTATCATTGATAGCATTTACTGTCAATTGTTGTTCTGAAACTTGCTTGTCAGTATTAGCTTTCAGGCTAGTAATAGTGTTAATAGTTTGCTGCTGATCTTTCTGGAAATCAAATAAGCTTGCAAACATCTGTTCACTTGGCTTACCTACTGCAGATACAGCATCTTGTAATCCTTTAATCTTAGAAATATCCCCACCACCATTAGAAACTGACAATGCAGAGTTAAGCAAATCTTGAGCACTCTTTCTTGACATTGGATCTAATGCAGCCAAGCTAGTTTTGAAGATGTTAGAAATACCTGTTAATGAAGATAACAAATCTGTAGCATCTTTAAGCTGCACTTGCGCTGCTGCTTTGTCTAACGCTGCCTTATCTTGCACAGCTTTCTTTTGAGCATTAACCGATTTAGTTAATACAGACAAAGCATCATTAACACCATCTTGCGCAAGCTTTAATGTTTCCTCTTTAGCTTTAGCTGCTGCATCTGCCGCTTCTTTAGCTGCTTCAGTTGCCACCTTAGTAGCTGCATCTATTGCATCAGAGACATCAGCAAACGCTCCAGACATACTTAACAACTTACCTACCATTTTGCTGCCACTCTCTGAGCCGTTATCTAAAGATTGTATTAAAGACTTAAACTCAGCTTTAGTTGCAGGGATAGATAAACCCATGCTGTTAAACTCTTTAGTTAGTGCCGATAGCTTAGAAGCATTCTGTTCTACATCTGTAAAGAATCCCTTGAAATAATCTTGAATTCCAGATTTAAGGTTATCAATACCGCCAGCACCCCAGATAGTGGCACTAGATAATGTATTACCATTCAGCCCGTTAGAATTCATCATTTCTCTAACAACTGATAGATCTTTATAAGTTGATGCTAGATCTTGCGCAACTCCATCCATAGTTCTAATAATATTGCTAATACCTTCAGCAGAGTTATTCATTCTTTCAAATGCAATAATACTGTCTCTAACTATCTCTGTCGATGTATCACCTTGCTTGTTGATAATATCTGTGTAATCGATAGAAGCAATATTCAACTTATCTAACTCAAATCTAGCTGACTCAACACCACTTGACACTCTTACTAAAGTTTGGAATAATCCTTCTCCAACTTTCTGGAATTGTGCTATTGCAGGCATTGCTACTTCTGCCATCTTATCACCGAGCATACTAAATGCAGATTGCAATTCTCTTTCTATATCAGCACCAGATAACCCTTTAAGACTAATCTTATCCAATCCTGCTTGCTCGAATGAAATAGACTTCAATGCTTCAGACATCACACCTTTGTCTTTACCTAAGAAAGCTGCAGCTTCAACAATGGAAGAAAACATGGAAGATACAGTTTTTCCAAATTGGTCTTTCAACCCTTGTTTCAAATCTGAGAATTCAGTTTTATTAGAAGAGCTATTAAACAATCCAAAAAATGATGATTTCTTTTCGTAAATATCTTGATACCCACGAGCGGATACACCTTGATCCATTACACTGCCTACAGTTTGAGAAGACTTCTGTAACTCGGGTTTCTGTGGGGCATAGATGTATGCATACTGAGATTCTTCATCGCTTGACTTTGCTATGTTAGCATTAAACTCTTCTATAGATTTTTTATACTTCTCCATTATAGCTTTGTTGACAAGGCTATTAGCTTCTGTTGTTACCTTATCAAAGACAATACCAGAATCTACTAACTCTCTGGAACTAGAAGAAAACCCTAAGAATGTTCTAGAGCTTCCAACACCAGCAGATCTTTCGTCAGCCGCTGTGCCACGTAACCCTGACGATTGAGATACAAATGAAGCCATACCAGAAATACCATCACGGATGCTACGTAACTCTACTAGCATATTCGAAGAGTGGGATAAAGCTATGTTAGAGTCGCTTACCAGCTTGTCTAAGGAATTAACAATAGATTCGGATTTAGCTGTATCATCTCCTAATACTGTTCCTGTGCTTTGAGTTTCTTGGCGTTGTTTTGCCACATCCACACTAGCACCACCTCCGCTAAATGCACCTCCCAAAACAGCGCCAATAGCAATAGCAGCAGCAGCCATACCCCAAGGGCCAAGGGATGATAGAAAAGACATAAATACTCCGGGAACTTTGGCAGCATTCCTCGCTGTCTCCCCTGTGGTTACTGCAGCAGTTACTACCCCCTGACTTGCCACTTCTGCTGTTGTTATGGCTGCTGTAGTCGTTAAGCTAGTTACAAGTTTTTCAGCTTGCATAGCCATTTGGAATACATGCAGCCCTGTCTCTAGGCTGTGGAGTAGTTTATATCCTGTAGTATTTTCTTTAAAGAAATTCTTAGCAGCTCCCGCCATATTGCCGTAGACAGCTACCCTACCCTCTAAGTTCTTATTACCATCTTTAGCTGTCTGTTTTTCAATCGCAGCCATATCTTTAAAAGATTCTGCAAAACCTTTTAATGCTTTGCCAGCACCTGAGAAAGAGTTACCTAAGTTACCTACAGATTTACTCATCTTTTCAAGCACTGTGCCAGTATCTTCTAAACCTGCTATCTTGAAATTTTCAGAAGTTTTTACAGCAAACTTCTCTTTTAAATCTGCCAGTTTATTTAGTTGCTCAATCTGAGACGTGGAAGATATTTCAAAAGCATTATTGTAAGCTATCTCCGCTTCTATCCCCTTCATAGCTAAATCAATGGTGGCATTTTTAGACCTTGCTATAGCAGACACTTTAGCTTGCTCGATGCCTAATGTAGCATCCAATAGTGCTTGCTCTTTGTTTAATTGCTCGTCTATCAATTCGCCAGCAATCTTAGCTGCATCCAGATATGCTTTAGCCGAGTCTTTAGACGCTGCAGCTTTCAGGTATTGCTTAGTCATAAACTCATCTGCTGCACCAGCAAACTTACCTTCAGCAACTTGCAATTCAGCGATAGCTAATTCAGATTTCTTACCTGCTGTTCCTAACTCAAATAGAGCATCGGCTTGTTGCTTCAAGCTGCCAGTGTCTACATTAAGTTTCTCTGTAGCTGTTTTCATTTTAGCGCGAGCAGCTTCACTAGCAACCATCTCATCAGAGACTTTTGCCATTTCTCTCCACTTTTTAATACTTTCTTCCGACTCACCATTGAATCTAAATAAAGCGATAGTTTGCTTCTCTATTAGACCTAGACGTGTGCCTCCAGAGTTTTCAGCATCTTTTTGGTATGCTTCTTCTCGACGGATAATTTCAGTAATCTTGTTCTTTTGTTCCGCTATTGCGTTAGCTTTTTGTTGCTCAAACTTAGCTATATCAACAAGCTTTGCTAATTCCAACTCTGCTTGGTAAATTCTCTCACTTGCATATTTGTTATTGTTAAAATTAGCTGTAACCCTCGCTTGTTCTACGTTAGCCATTACCCGAAGTTCGCTATCAGCAGACTCTTGCACAGCTATGGTACGCTCGCGGTATGTCTCTAGTAACTTCTCTAAGTTTAATCTTTCAGCTTTGAGGAAACTAGCTTTCTCAGACCCTTCTGAGTCTTTTGTAGGAATCTTGTCAGAGCCTGTGTTTTTAATTCTTGCAGCTTTAGCTATCCTGTCTTGCTCATCAGCTAAGTATTTAGATTTATTTATAATACCTTCTTGAACTGCTTCTGATCTTTTGAGGAGGTTAATATTCAATTCTCGTGCTTCGGTTAATTTCTTTTCCTCATCGATAACAGCCTTAACTTTAGAAGGTATAGTTCCTACTTTCTCCCCTTTATTTAGCCTGTCCAACTTACCTTGCTCGTAATCGTTTAATGCTATTTTCTTCTTCTCCAGCTCTAGCTCTAGAATTTTAACACTAGCTGCAGAAGCTTCCCTAGCTCTGCTAATACTTTGTTGCTGCCGCTTCTCTTCCATTTTTGCAGCAATACTTTGTTCTGTCTCACCTTTCAAGCGCAACTCAATTTGTGTTGTGAGGGCAGCATTAGCTTCTTCCATTGCAACAACTTGAGCTTCAAAACCCTTTACAGAACTCTCATCAAAAGTAGATTCCGTACTTTTCTTAAGATTATAGAAATACAACCATGCGGCAGATACAGCAGCAATACCAACAGCTATCGGCCCTAACGCTAATGCAAATCCTCTAGCAGCAATTGTTGTAGCTCCGAAAGCTACTCCCATTTGCGTTAGAGACGCAACCATGCCTATCCCTTTGAAAGAGATATAGGCTAGTATTAATTTTTCAATCCAATTGTAGTGATCAACTATCCACTTGGTAAGGTCGGCTACAGCTATTGCAATATTCTTAATAGCGCTAACAAATTCATCAGATTTAAACGCTGCAGATAATGCTCGTGCTACACTTCCAATTTGAGGCTCTACTTCTTGGAATGCTTTTAGGAATGTCGTTTCTAGAGTGTTGGCTACAGCTTTCAATTGCCCTTGAGTTGTTTGGGACATTGCTATAGCACCTAGTGCTGCAAAGCCGTAGCTCTTGTGGATTCTATCGTTGATTTCTTCTAGCTTTGTGGCGTACTTCTCACCTTTTTCATTTAGCTCGGTAGAGGCTGTATCTAAAGCTTTAAACAACCCTGTAGCATCTTTAACACCACGCTCTTGAAACAGCATGGTCATTGCTTTCTGTCTCTCAGGGCCAGTTAGGTTGCTAAGACCTTTATCCAACTTTGTAACCACTTCTACGATAGGAAGGAAATATCCGTCAGCATCTTTTAAATCAGCTAAGGACATTTTCATAGCTTTAAAAGCTACACTAACTTTATCAGTGCTCTTAGATAAATCCCCATAGAAATTTTTCAACGCAGTACCTGCAGCAGTATCTTGGATACCTAAGTTAGATAGTGTTGCCAAGCTGACACCAATATCTTGCAATGAAGCTCCGTACAATTCACCTACCGAAGCTGCAGATTTAAAAGCGCCAGAAATACTCGCCACAGAGGACATAGACACTGCTGCAGTTTTAGCAATAACATCACCTACGTGAGCAAAGCCATCTGCTGTATAACCTAACGAAGTACCTACTTGCACTAATACCTCTGAAGCTTTCTCAATACTAACACCACCGACAATAGATAAGTTTAAAGCTGCACCAATACCCTGCATAGCTTCTTTAGCATTCAAACCTGCCAAGGTTAACACTTGGAAAGCTTCTGCTACATCTTTTGGCCCTTTAACGCCAGTGCCTAAATTGTAGATAGCCTCTCGCATCTGATTGACTTGCTCAGTAGTAGATTGCCCCATGATACGTACATTCTCTAGGGTATTCTCTACTTCCTTACCTACACTTACAATACCCTTCAGTGAAGCACCCACAGCAATACCTGCCATCATCGGCACTAAGTTTCCGTAGGTTATCCATAGAGCACCTAAGCTGCCAGATAAACCTCTAGCTGCTGCATGAGCTGTGTCCATTACTTTAGCACTGCTCATGATAGCTACATTGCTATCTCTCACTTTAGGACTCAACCCGCTAATGCCAGAATTTAGCACAGATGTGCTAGAGTTTAGTTCTTTCATAGACTTACCAAGCATAGACATAGAAGCTCCCTGAGCACCTATAGATGTGTCTATTCCTTGCATAGCTTGTTTAAAAGCTGCAGCAGTACCAGCGCCTTCTGTAAATACTTTCGATAGTTTGCCAATAGACTCGGTTAGTGTTTTAACTCTATCTTCAGCCGCTTTTCCACTTGTGGCTATTTGCTTTAGTTCTTCAGCAGCTTGTTTAATGCCTGTTGATCGTACCTCAATTGCCAAGGTTGATACATCTATGCTCATACCTATTATCCTTTTATCTTCTTATAGCCGCTAAATATGCTTGCTAATTGATTTGCTACTTTATCTCTTACTTCTTCTACATTTTCTATAACAGGAAGATATGGCTCCGGCCTTCTTACATCTGAGGCTCTATGGTATTCTGCACAATATTCTTCACTTAGTTTTCTTATTAGTATTAATTCCCAAGGAGATACGGTATCTGCAAATCCACTACAATCCGCCCATGCTTTTATCTCTGTCCAGCTTAACGGTACTAATCCCATCCCTGTTTGCGTAGCAGTGCCAGCAGAAAACAAAAAAGACTCAAGATATTCAGCACCGTTCGGAATGTCCGGTAATGGAATCTCTTGAGCCTCTTGAGGGACTTCTTCTGCTAAATTGTCTGGATTAGAGTCTGGGTTATTACTTCTTGCTTTTATTCTATTCTTAAAAGACTCTAATCTACTTTCTTTTTGTCCTTCAGGGATGGCAGAATACCATGCTAACTGCCGTACCCTTAAGACTAATGCATCTGTTACGCTTGAATAAAATTTGAAACATCACCCAAAGCTTTATCTACTTGCGCTTTAAGCCAATCAAATTTATCATCGCTATACAACTTACGGAAGTCATCTGCAGAGCTAATATCTACGCCATTAAGTGCAAGGTTTTTAGCGCCTTGTGAGCAAGCTACAAGCAACTCAACACCCTCTTCGCGCATCACTTCAGCAGTACGTTGTTTATCGCTACGCTTAAGATTACGGTTTTGCATATTGGTGAGAGCTTTGCGATATGCTTTGGAGCTAGTACCCCACAGAATAATCTCAACAGGTTTAGTTTTACCTTCATCTGCGAATAACAATTCTTCTGTTACAGGGTGACGAAGTTGCAATTCAAATGTATCTTTTGGTGCTAATGATGCTAAATCAAACATGGTAGAGTTCCTATAGTATTTTATATGTTATTAATGTTTACTGCCAAGTATAGTTCTTTGACTATTTAAGGGCTTTCGTGGTATTCTTAGAAGCCTTCCTTAAACTCATTTGCCATTGCATATGTGCATATGCTATTTGCGAATAGCGAATATACATACGCAATAGCGAATAAACTTAAGGAAGTGCCTCTTGCTACACTTCCATTTTGTGTTACAATCCGTTAGGATTACGCTACGCTTGCGTTACACTACTTGTTATTACACTTCAACGATAGCGCCAGTAATTTCAATATCAACAGCAGCAGCAGTGATTTGATTAACAGAGCCAATGTTAGTTGTATATTTCATCACAACACCTTGGAAATATTCAATAGTACCATTCTGCAATACAACTTTAAATGCATAGTTAGCATCTGAAGCAAGAGCTGCAAGCAACAATACTTGACCTGCATCTGAAGGTACGCGAGCCATTTGCAAAGCCATAGTACCGTTATTAGAGGAGCCTTTTTTCTTGTATGTGTTACGATCACCAAGAGGGTTGTGTGTTACGAGAGTAAAAGATTTACCGAATTCACCAGCGCTAGTGATTTCACCAATAGCTGTGTAGGTAAGAGCGCCAAAGCCAGCAGAGTCAATTGTTGCAGGTACACCAGCAGAGATAGATACAGTTGAGCCAGCACTTGTAAAAGAGTTAGTAGTCATTTATAATTCCTTATTATTTAGCAGCAAACAAACGAGCTGTCAAGGTTGCTGCACCTGTAACAGTAATAGTACCAGCAAGATATGCTGAAATTTTATCAAGTTTAATAATCTTGGTAGCACCTGCAGCTACTGTGATAGCATAGCCGCCAGCAACAGAAACTGTACCGCCTAAGCCATCTGGAGCAATAGTAGTAGCAGAAGACCCTGTGATAGTTGCTGTTAGAGAGCCACCTGTGGAATTACTCAGTTCCAAATATTGACCTGTGCCGGAGGAGTACACCAATGTGTCGCTAGCTCCAAGTGTTGTGCTAGCAAGAGTAACTACGCCATTTACGCCTGTTACTGTTGTTTCTGTGATAACTGCCATATTACATTTCCTTTTGAGTTAATTAACGTTCTTGTCTATAAGAGATACTGATAGGGATTACTCTCCAACCATCTTCTCTTGTAATTGATTGTGCTATATTTGCAGGGCGTTCTATGCTCACTGTCCCTGTCTTTGGTACTACTGGAAAAAGGTTTTTAATATTGGCTGCCAATGAATCGCCAATCCCGTCACCCTGCCCCAAAGGAACGCATACATTAATTTGCATAACTCCAGTTTCTCGTTCACTCACTGCCCCTATATCTGGATTAATTGTTACAGATCCTAAAAATATTACTTCTAAAAACTTACCTGTTGAAATCGAAGGTTTTGTGAAAGGAACATTTGGTAAGGCTACAGGGATGCTTTGAGCAGTGGCAAAATCTGTTACCCTCTTTTGTAGCTCTGTCTTAATACTCATATGCCATTCCTACCTATACTTTGGTGCTGTCATTAGTAACGCTGTTCTCACAGGAGCATATGGCCCTACGTTGCCAGACCAGCTTGGATTCTCACTTTGTTTCCACCCGTCATACTCTACATTTCTGGCATAGCTTAGGGAGTTGCTTAGGCTAACAAAGCCATCATTCCCATGAAATACTCTTGTAGCTTTTAAAGCTGCAATGTTAGAAAGACTAGCCATACCGTCATAGCTAATAGCTGGTGTGGTGGAGAAGTTGTAAGTATTGGCAGCAGAAAACCAATTATTTATGAAATGCCCTTTAGCATACTTAGCTGAAGGTTGAGTAGGGGATAGAGAAACAACTGTAGTAAACAAATCGAATGCAATTATGTAACACTTGTCATTTACTTCTGCTAAAGCCTTGTTTATATTCTTCTCTAAGGAAGCTGTAAAAGATCCCATATTTCCCTTTTGACTTGAATTATAACATTGCTAAATAATGTTGTCAAATTAGCGACTATACTACGCTAGTAGTTATTCCCTGCAATAACATTCGTAAAATATACAATTGTCCATTGTTGTATTTAGTTGCTTCACTGTCACTATCTTGTAAATCTTGTTCCCTACTTGCACTTTATCTTTATTGGCTTGCGGGATTGGCATTGCTGCCGATGCAACACTAGCTTTTTCTGTAGGCTGAATAAACACTTGCTTGTCACCTTCTTGCACCAAGCTATTAGCAATATCCCTAATACCATTCATCTGCCGTGTCATATCGAAAAACATAGCATTTATTGTATATTCAACATCTGTTGAAGTTACAGTTTGAGTATCATGGTCATAAACAGGATTGCCAGCTACTAACACTTTTGCAGCAACTCCGTATCTATTCATCAGATTGGTAACAACTCTATCCAATTGGTTAATAGCCGTAATTTGTGCCATCTGTAAATCCCCCTATAGCGGATAGATTCATATCTTGCGATTGAGTACCACTTGAGTAATTATTATTCCAATCCTCTTGAAATTGCTGCAGAGGGTGTGTTACAGTGATACCAGCGCCATAAGGTATTGGGGCTATCTGCATGAAGTTAGGATTTAACAATGTTGCTTTAATAAATGATAAGTATTGTGAATACCATTGATCCCCATACACTTCCACTTGAGCCAGTTTCTGACGTACTTGGCATGTGAGGCTAGCCAAAATATACTGAGCCATCAGAATAGAAGCTCTAGGTAGATTGCCATCGTTGTCATCTAATGCAGACTGATATACGGAGTCTGGCATTATAGGTATGTCCATGAAATCGCCACAACGTAGTCTTAGTTTCCCAATACTTGTTGTAGGGTCAATATTTGCCATTCTACTTCTCCTGATATTATTTAAAGCTATCTACGATATTGTAAATGGCTTTAAATAACAGCCCCAAGAGGGGCTATTAAATTTACTAACTTATTAAGATTAGTTAGAGCTTGTCAACTCGATTACCAACTCAGGACGGAGCAAAGCGTTAACAAAGTTAGATTCAGTTTCGATCTCAATCTTTGTGCCACGTAGATCTGCATGTTCAAACATGTAAACTTCTTCGCCCAATGTGTTAGTCAAGCCAAAGCGATTTGCTGGAGAGAAGTATGTCTTAAATGCATCTGTACCTTGTGGCAACATGTAAGCTTTACCTGCAGTGATCAACTGAGTACCGTTATACGCATCACGCATTTCGATAAAGAGCACACCACCATGATAGAATTCACGACGCAACACTGTAGCACTACCACCAGCAGCTAGACGTTGGCGCAATGGCTCTTGCATACTTGAGTACGAAGAATATGCGGTTTTAGTAGTTGCATGAGAAATCAACTTAGCAAACCATGTTGGGGAACACAAAGCAACTACACCAGACATAGACGTTGAGCTACCAGCATTGTCTTGAATTGCAGCAAGGCCAGTTTCAATCTTACCCATAACTTCGGTAGTAGATGTACCAAACAAGAAATCTACAGAAGTTTGTGTCTTGCCAAACTCAGTAAACCAGTTTTGTGATACAGTGCCACTTGGAGCATATACAGTGCCAGCAACGATAGCTTGAGCACGAGCAGCTTCAAGAGTCATAGCATGGTTACGGCGAGCGATTTCCATCTTACGAGTACGGACATTCTCAAGTGTTTCGGCATCAGAAGCAGAACCATAAGCACGCTTACCTTGCAAATCACTTGGAGAGATGTAGTCATCATATGGGAAGTGAGGTACAGCGAAAGAGTGAAGCTTACGAACAGCATCCTTACCTACGCTACCACGATCACCACGCACACGATCAACAATCAATGCGCCGTTCTTGATGATTTCTTCAAATACCACTGTATGCTCGGCTACAGGCTCTACATCAAAAATACCAAGTTGTCCAATAGTACCCCATGTGTTAGGGATAACATTTACTTCTTGTGTCCAATCTTGTAGCTCAAAACCATTAGCAAAACTTCTGACGATCATAATATTTCCTTATTTATTTATTATAGTATTGTTAATTAGGCTGTGGTAGCAGCAACAATACCAAGAGCCGCCAATTCTGCATACGCTTTATTCTTCTCTGCAGTGGTATCAACAGAAGCTCCGAAAGAAAGCTCATCTTTTGAGTACACAACAGGGCCACGAACGATTGCCAAGACAGTGGTATCTGTGTTAGCTGCAATAGCTACATCACCAGAATTACCCAACGCATCAGCAATATAAATACCTGCAGCAACGGCTGTGCCATCAGTTGCAGTAGCTTCTACAAGTTTGTATTTGTAGGTGCCAGTTACAGCGATAGCAATAGTGTCACCGAGAGCAAAGTCTGTGGAACCATCGGCTAAAGTGAAAGTCATGTCTGGAGATACGAATGCTGTACCTACAGTACCTACGCCAACCAATACACCATTAGGGTTGAACAATTCGAAGTTACCTGCATTAGCTGCTGCCAACACGATACGCAATGTGTAAGTACCAACAATAGCTTTACCTGTACCTGTGACAGTGCCGATACTACCGTTACCAGTACCTACTACTGCTGCTGGAGTGCAAACAGGGCTTGCCAAGAAACGACCAAGAACAGATCCCGGTGTGAAAGTGCTAGCTGAATCATACACGGTGACAGCTTCGCGGCAAAAACCTACGCTTGGCTCATATTCGTGCTTGATAACAGTTGAGAAAACATTAGTGCTTGTAGCAATTACGCTCATTTTATATTCCTTTTAATTTAACTTCTTGATAATATTCTTACTACTTCTTGGGATACTTTTTCTTGAGGATTTTCATTTCTGGTGTTTCTTCATTAGCTAAATGTTCACTCTCTGTCTTACCTGTGACACCAACTTCTTTGAACATGGGAGAATTAGCTTCCACTTCCATAGAGCTTGCTAGAGCAGTTGCAATAGCGGTAAATGCTTCGTCATCCAAGCCTTCTGTTGCTGCTAAGAATGCATCAGCTTTTTCTGTACCAATAGATGCTTCAACTGCAGACTTCCTAGCTGACATCTTTGCATCTTTGTTTTCTTTTTGCAAAGATGCTACAAGACCTAAAGCCGCATCCAACTCTTGCTTGTAATTACTAGCCTCTGCTTGCAGCTTTGAAAACTCTTCTGTTAATTTTCCGAGAACGGAAGTTTGAGATTCGTAAGAAGATTTAAGATTTGAAAGTTCTGCTTGCATACCATCAAAATCTAGTTTAATATCTTCCTTAACTACTTCTGCTAAAATTGGCATAACTTCATCCGTTTGTGTATTGAAAACTTGTTTAGCTGCTTTTTTTAATTTGTCTAACATTCCTACTCCTATTTATTCTGTTTTGATAAGATGTATTCAACAAAAGCAGAACGTGTCATCACACTGTTTACTAACCCTAACGCTAAAGCATCATCAGCAAGAAAACATTTAGCTTGCGTACTTCTGATACTGTCAACAGAAAGTCCTGTGTACTTAGATACATGCTCACAGAATGATTGATACATTGTATCTACTTTATTTTGTAAATCTGCAATAAACTCTGGCTTCCAAGCTCCGTCTTCCGTGAAAGGAATCTTCTGTTCTCCTGCAGAGATAAAGCTGCGAGCTATTCCCATTTCTTCTAACATCTTGCTATCATTGTGCAAAGCTATCAAGACACCAATGCTGCCAGTTTCTGCTGCTGGATTTGATACTACTTCATCACATTGACAAGCTAACGCGTAGCAAGCTGAAGCCATACATCCATCGTTATAAGCTATTGTGTATACACCAGTTGCATCACACATCTTACGAATTTCATCAGCACATTCAAATGCACCGTATCCTTCACCACCGGGAGAGTCACAATTGAAAACGATAGTCTTTACACCAGCGTCAATCATTTCCCCAACTTGCTCTAAGATGTCTTCGTAGCTGCAACCAACATCAGCACACATACTATTAACAGGTTTATATGTTAAAGCTCCTTGTACTTGCACAACTCCGATGCCAAGCTCTACAGAGAAATCATCTAAATCCTCTGGAGTGTCATCTTCCTCGTTGAGCATATTCCCCGATGGATTCATTAAGCCAAACCTGTTACGATTGCTGAGGTATTGACTAATTGTATTAAACCCTGTTTGCGAAATTAAATGTGGCTGAGAATACAAAGCTTCTGTAAGCCTTAATAGTTTTTTACTCATTAAATATCCTTATTAGGCTTTATTGTCTGCATTTGCAGCAGAAGCATCTTGCTTATTACTATCTCCACCAATATCCGATGTACCATTACCAGATTTACCTGCAGCCATTCCGTCTCCAGATCTGCTTGTAGAGCCTATTAACGTATCTCTGTCTATTTCTTGATCTTCTGGTATAATAGGTACGCCAATAACTTCACGCACTTTATTAATAATATCTTTATCTGCATTGACAAGACCTACACTAGCACAACGTTGAATTAACTTGGAGAAAGCTTCTGTATCGATGTCTACAAGATCACCAAATTCAAATGTTGGTAATCTTTCTATATCCCAACCATTACGACGGAATAGATCAACCATCAAATCTTTATTAAGCACAGCACGAATTTCTTGTAACCTAAACTCTAGTGCCATAGCTAACAGATTTTCTTTGCTATCTGCAAGACTAAAACTACCTTTTGAATCGCTACCAAGTTTGATAATATCTACATTAAGAGCTGTTAGAATGTCATTCTGGAGAGACTTAATAATGCCCGGAATATCAAAAGCTTTACCACCCTTAGCTTCTAGCAAGTCTACAGAGAATAAAGGCTGCTTTGAAATCTCATCGAATATTAGCGGATACATAATTCCGCTTCTAGTACCTGCAGCTAATCCATCTACAATGTCTTTAAATCCTTGATATACGGCTCTGTCTTCTGCGCTAGCGTTGGTGTCAAAATACTTAACTGGCATACCAACTTTTGGAATCCCTTGTAAATCTTTACTAACACCTAGCATCAACTGATCTTTTAGTAAGGTGAGTTGCTTGTAAGGGAGATATACGGATTTTAGAATTGATCTGCCTTGAGGATTATCTTTTTCACTATCTGCGCAAAATAATAGAAACTTCTCGCGTGGGATAGTTACTAATCCATCTTCAGCATTAGTGACATTGACATATCTGTAGCTATTTTCTAGATTAGCAATTGACTGCCCCACTCCAAGAAACTCTCGTCCGTCAGGGGAGAAATACCAATTTTTAATTGTATCCTGACCACGAGGAGCTAGCTTTGCAAGACCTACAAGCCCATCGTTAAATTTACTACCATTGCGCTTAAGCCTGCGTCGCATCACTTTTTCAATGACTGCAAATCCATAAGGTAGATATGAAGTAACTTCACTAATAAAGTTATTCCAAGTGCTATCCATGTCATCCATGCAAGACTCTACAAACTTAGCTCTAGCAATTTCTTTATCTGTTGCATCTTCAGGTGGCTTGACAGTCCACTTAACTCGGCCTATCATTATTTTATAGATATTTAGAGCTGCAGCTACAGTGGGATCTACTTTCATCTCAGATACCACTTTAAGCGTGCTAGGGTATCTGAATACTCTGTTAGACTCTTCTACTATCTGCTTGTTAGTGACACGTAGCCCAGTGAAGCCTGTCTCTCCTAGAGATATTCGTGGAATACTGGCATCGGCATCTGCAGCCAAATTAGCCGCATTATCTTTCGATTGGGCTTTTCTAGCCATAAAACACCCTTATATTGTATTGTTGCAATTATTTCGAATTTCTGAAGTATAACATAGGCAACATTATATGTCAAATACTACACATTTCTATCCATGTATAGTTGGTATAGGACTAGCTTGAGTCATACCAGAAGGTAGTGAAAATGAAGGTAATGTATTCTGCTTCATAACAGCTTTAAACGCTGTAGCACAAGCATCCCACATATCATCTTTCTGTCCTCGCTTACCATCTACATATTCTTCTAGCTCGTTAAAGAAATCAGCGTTCCAATCTCCTTTAACAACCTTAACCAAGCCAGCTTCACATAAGCTTAAGAATGGCTGTGCTCTAGATAACTTACCCGAATGCCCTGAGCTTTTTTCAGCTTTGGCTATCACCCCATGTTCCACTAGATATTTAATAAAAAACATGCTAGACTGAGCACCAGCAGCGCCGGGATCTCTAGGGAAATAGACAGGTACATCACCTGAGTACCCTCTATCAGCTTTAGCTGTCTCTACAATATGTTCAAGAACGCTGTTAGTAAGTTTCCTGTAGCGCTCGACATGCTCGATAACATAGAAGTCTGGAGTTCTACTAACTAGAACAGAAGCTGTCCAGTCTGGATTAGGATTACTCTCCGATGGGAGTGTTGCTGCAAAGTCCATACCTCTAACGCGCATAGCTGCATTAGTAGGAGGCTTGTCTATTATTTCTACCCAATCTCGTTTAAAGTAGGATGAATTGTTTTCTTTAGCAAACCATGAGCCTAATAATAATCGTTCTCTTTCTACTCGCTTCAAGCCTTCAAGTCGTTTTACATACTCTGGGTTGAGCTTTCGCATGATAGGATTATCTGCGATTGTAGCTGCAATGAAGGTATAACTTTGGCAGCTTATATCTGGATATTGAGCTATTAGCTCTTCTTTTGATCTGCCAATTACTATCTTACCGCCGTAGGAGCCATAGTACATTTCCTTAGCGAACATATCCGGATTAGGAATACCAGAATCAGGATCTAGGTAAGGATGAACAAATGGCAATAGCCAAGAATTAAACTTTGGATTACATGTTGCTATTAACTGGTGTGGGCCTTTAGCTTTAGAGCGGATACGAGATTCTAGATAACGTACCTGCACTTCTGAGTGGTTTTGAGCTTCATCAAAAATTACTAATGAGTATTGTCCACCGTCGTAGTTTGAAATATCTCTATCAGCACCGCACACTTTAAACTGTACTTGAGCACCTGAAGGAAATGTGGCACTCATATTTGGCATGTATTTAAATACCGCGCCAAAATATTTCCACATAGCTTGTGCTTCTTGGAACAAACCACCCGCTTGTGATAGCTGCGTAGATGTTTCTCGGATGAATACAGCTCTGAAATTAGGATCATCTTTATATTTCAAGATGAGCATTAGGGCTTGATGCGTTTTCCCGCACCCCGCGCCACCACCAAATATGATAAAGTTACTCTTACAGTTTAGAAATATCCTATGGCACTCTGAACTGGGAGAGAACACAGGAGCTTGTTCTTTTGTCAACTGTAATCCTCTTATTATTTGCTTTAATTATTCTTGTCAGGGGCTACCCTTCCTGCCCCGTAACGCGGTACTACAATACTTAGTACCCTCTCCTCTAATCTATCAACACTACGCGGAGTAGCATTAACAGTGAAGTAACCCGATTTGAACTCTGTCTGGTAGGGTTACTATAATTTGTAAATGTGTTATTTACTTGTAAAGTATAATTTATAACTTATTATTTGTCAAATTTCTATACCTCTCGGATATTATTTAAATCAATCATCGGCATAACCCTTGGCTGATCTTCATCTATTGATAGCGGCTTTGAAAGCCCATTAATCTTGATTTCAGCAATTTGTCTGTTCAATGTATCTCTACTAATTTGATCTGCAATCTTTGTTTGCATTGTGATAATACTCTCAGCAATTAAGATTCTGGTTTTTAAATCTGTCTTTTCATCCCTCATGGTAGTGAGTAAAAGATGCACACTTTCTTCGCTGCCTTTTTCAATTTCCTTAAGGAGTTTAGCTAGTTCATGTTTCTTTTTAAAAAAGAGTGGCTGTTCTTTGACAGCTATTTTAGGTTTTGTCATAATTTTCCTGCCGAGAGTTATACTACTAATTTGATACTATCTACGTGCTACAATAATAGCTTGTAGATTTGTAGAACCATTACCTGCTGTTACCCTCACCCGTATCCATTTTGTAATTTCAGCTATTCCAGCTAATATTAGAGAAGTAGTAGATAAGGATGTACCAAATAGATCTTTTAACGTATAATAAGTTGTACCATCATTAGATCCTTCCACTACTATTGTTCCACCTGTGCCTAGCGTACCTGCAATCTGTATACTTCTATCTGAGAATTCTGCTAAATTAGCAGGCTCCCCTGAGTCACCATTGAGCAAACCGCTCCAAGAGATAGTGACAACTCTTCCTAGTTCATCATCAAATATCTTGGAGCCATCTTCAAGGCTAACGCTTGATGACCCTACTAAACCTCTAGAAACACTTCTTACTGCCATATCTATCTCCTGCGTCTACGCACTATTGTTAAACATGAAGCTAAAATACTTCCTGTCTGTGATTTACTTAAAAAACTACCAGCTCTTCTAACGCCAAAACCACCGGAACCCAACCTTGTCTTTAACGAGGAAGTGATTGATGCTGTTTTACCAGCAAAACTTCCAGACCTGCGAACACCAAATCCAGAAGAGCCGAGTCTAGTTTTAATTACCACAGGGGCTACGTATTTACTAGCAAAGCTGCCAGACCTTCTAGCTCCAAACCCGCCAGAACTAACCCTAGTGATAGCCATGATTAAGTAATGCTAAACGTGTCACCAGAAACAGGCGCTGTAGTAAGAGCTGTAACTGTGAATGTAGGAGTAGCAGAGTTTGTACTTGCTGTAATGTCTGTTGACTGACCTCTAAGAGCTACTGTAGTTGTTGCCTGATCAAAAGTAATAATCCTACCTTTAAATTGGTCTGTTGCAGCGCCAGCAGGAGTTAAAGCAGAAGTTACAATACTAGTAGTTGAACTTGCAGAGCCAACAGTACCAACAACGTTACCAAGAACTGCTTGTTTGAAGCCTGTAAGTGCAGGAACACTACCACCGATTTGCGTAATATTACTACTAACAACACCTGAAGTAATACTAATTTGTCCTGTACCTGTACCAGAAGATACAAGGACACTTGCTCCAATATCTCTTCCTGTCTGTGCAGTACCAGCAATTTTGCTAACATCCACACGACCACTACCATCGATAACCAAAGATGCATAGTTAGTTGGCTTTGCAATATACGGATCATCACTTTGCAATTGGACTACAAAATCCGCTTGTGCCAAATTCGTAGCACCAGCAATGCTAACTATGAGGCTTTTAGCGCTTGCAACAGCGAATCTAGCATCTGCGATTTGAATCTCATATACACCTTTATGGTTTGTTGCATCCACTTCCTTAAATCGGCATTTCGAAGCTGTAGGGGCAGCGTAAGTACCTAGAGTTGTAATTGTCTCTATAGTAGCCCCTGCCACAGTATATGCCACCGCTGTTGCCTCATTATCTGCAATTGTAGAGATAATAAGACCAGATGATGCGCTTGTTAAGCCGGTTAGACCGGCCCCAGTTGTTGCAGAAGAATCTAGCAACTTTACCCTTAGTACGACAGAACCCTGCCCATTTTTAAATGTTTGTAACATATTCTAGCCTTGAAAATTTCCGTTCATTTTTGAGAAAAGAGGAGGGTTCCAGTGAGGTAGTACGGCTGCACTTGCGCCACCAGAAGCTGAAATCGAGCATGATAGTCCAATATCCGGTATGGAAGCTGCGCTGCAACTGACTACAGTTCCCCCGTAGTATTGAGCTGATAACACATCAAATGTTTTTGAAGCAACAGCATTTATATCCCCTGCTGTTTGGTAGTGGACATTGCTACTCCACAGTAAATCCATGTTTGGTCCGGGAATAGCGTTTGCATTACTCCTACCAACATACAATTGAGCATTCTGGATTGTCTGAGCTGCAGACAATGTGCCGGAACCTGTTCGATTAGTAAGATAAACAACTACCTTTTTGCCGGTATCTGCATACCAGCTATCAATCAATGAGTTTAGTAGAGATACATAAGTCGCGTAAGTAGTAGCTAAAAGACCGTCCATCTCACCTTGATACCATAACGCGGCCTTAAAATTACCAACAGATTGAGCACGTGTTAATGCTGAGCCGTAAGCCGTGGCCGGGTTATTATGTGTGCCACCGGGTTGCCACCCTGAAATAGCAGAACTACCAATCGCGCACGGCACAAATGCAACAGGCACACCCGCAGCCATGATCAATGTCGCCAAAGCACCGAAATACGAGCCTTGACCGTCAACTACCAACTGATTCATCGCACTACATTGCACGCCATTAGCACGTGTACTAAATCTATCGGAAGTTGTTTCTAGCAACTCCCGCCAAGTCCCGTCTACACCCCAAATTGATGCATTACCATTTGCAGTAGATGGATTCACATAGTTGGGTGCTTGACCAACGTGATTTGATTGCCCCATTACTATGTAGATGTCGCCAATTTTAACTTTTAACTTAGTTGCAACAACAGACGTATCATTACCGAATCTCACAGATAAGGTACCCTGCCCCATAGACTGAGCTGACAATGTACCTGAAAAAGTCCCGCCTGCTGGAGATGCCACGATATTAGCCCAAGCCCCCCCGTTAAAACTAGCTTGAATAGACGTTGGGGAACCTGTGTATGTACCTGTTATTGCAATATTAGCTTGATTAGATCCATCTCTTTGGAATGTTTGAAAAGTGACAGGACTTGTTATCGTAATAGTGCCAAATTGAACGTTTGCACTAAGTCCGGCTACACTTAACGAAGCCACAGAGCATGAAATAGTTGTAGATGTTCCTACAGTCGCGGTTAATCCACCAATTGCCATAGCGCCAGTAGTACAACTGACTGTAGTTGCATTACTGGCTTGACTAGTGGACGGCAAACCAATTGGAATTAAACCTAATGATTCTAGTCCTATACTCATGATTATCCTAACGTCAAGCCAAATGCTGGAGGGGCTGAGTTATTCACAGCCGTTAGGCTAGTAGGTGCAGGATTTGGTAAAGTTGTCCATCCACCTGAAAGGGCTGCATATTTATAAATAATCCCTTGCACCGCTGTAGAATCTGTACCAACCAATGTTTCGGCTGAATAAGTAGCATTGTAAGAAAACACGTTCATGTTAGGAGCGATACCCTTTGGTGCAAAACCAAAATAGTACCAACCCGGAGGTAAAATCTTAGCAGGAGAAAAAGTCCATGAAATAACACCGCCCGCTGTAGTGGATATATCCTCAGATGAATATAGAAGCTCACCCGCAGTACCATCAGTTTTAACTTTGTAAATACCCATCCTACAATTGCCTGTTATGCTAATTCCCACGCGCATTTTTATACTTGTAATCTTACGCGGTGTACTAACCCTAAAGTTGCACAAATAAAGTCTATCAGCAGTTGTGCCTAATCCGCCAGCACTACCTGACGTCATCCACGGAAACGGGACGAGAATGCCACCGCTACCGTTAGTAGAGTCTACACCGATAATTCCCGGTACTGTGCTACCCATTACCTGAGTACAAATAATATTATAAGTACCAGCAGATAAACTTACTGCTGTAGGAGATCCCGTCTCTAATACACTACCAGCATAAGTGCCAAGAACAACAGAACGTGCCAAGGTGTTACTTGCACCGATAGTACCAATACCCCACTCCAATGGTTTAGGGGGAGAATCGTCAGTTAATATTGCGTAATTTACAAGCTCATTAACCGCAAATGCTTCGCTGAAGCGTGGAAATCCCGGCACCGATGTTAGTGTCAAAGTGCCAGTGCCTGTTGTAGTGCTAGTTTCTTTAACCCAGTTAGCTAACATAATTAACTCGCTGTCTCAGTTGCAATACCTGAAGCATTCCAGTTGATGTTTAGTGCGCCACCAACGATGGATACGGGGCCGCCTAAATCGACAAAACCAATTGCAAATTTACCTGCAACAGTATCGTTGTATAAAATACCCCAATACCCTGTGGTAAAACCAGAGGCATCTTGAGATATGGTAATATTTGCTGCTGTTATTGTGTTCACACCACTGGAACGTGTATAGCCAACGCTAGTAAGTGTGACAGGGCCTGTGTAGGCTGTACCTGTAGCCACCTGTTGAGCTGAAAAATCTGTTGTACCACCAACACCCCAACGTGGATCTGTAGTTGAAACGGAAGGTGTAACACCGTTGCCCACAATACCTAGTTTAAGCGTGTCGGAAGTTAAATTGAATCCCGTACCAGCTTTAGATTTTAATATGAATTCTGCAAAAAGTTTTACATCACCGCGAGCCATTATTTCTCCTTGTATTTGTTATAACAATACTACCGAGATACCATTATCTGTAGTATTTAAAGCACACTTAGCGTCGTTAAATTTAGGAGTTACCTGTAAAACGTACACTTAGAATACTAGGGATACTAACATGTCAAGTATTATTTGTCAACTTTGTAATAATCTTCCTAAAATAATCGCTTGACTTTATAAAACCCCTCATATACTATAGAAAGCATGTGCCGTACACAAAGTGCAATAACCCAAAGAGAGCTAAATGACATCCCCTGACACTAAGCGTAAATACGCGGCACTAAATGTAAAAGCTACAGAAAAGAAGATGCTTAATACTATCGGCCTGTTTGAAGTAGCTTGTCAAATAGCTAACACTAATGAAATTTTAACCAAGCGGGAGGAACTACATAATATCTTAGATAGCTATCTAGACTTTATTAACGAAGTGTATTATATTGATTTACAAAACTACTGGAGAGATGATGAGTAATAGCACCCTAGAATACCAAGATTCCGAAGAATACCTTCACTACGAAGACACCGGATATGTTGATTTAGAATCTGCCACAATGCGAGCAGGATTTGAAATTGATGATAACGACCCGCTAAGTATGTAATTTAAAATATGCAATTTAAAATATTTAATTTATAAGGAATAAAACGTATGACAAATAATAATATTACGATCCTAGAGCCATCATGGGAAGTTGCTGTAATGCAAGCTGTAAGCTATGCCAAAGATGGGTATATTCTTGATCCGAAAGAAGCTCCGTTTCAAATGGGATTTCAATATTGCATCTATATGGTGAAAGAAGTGGAAGAGAGTGCTAGTAAACCTAAAGCGAAGAAATAAGTATGGCAGAAACAGAATACTTAGTAACATTAAAAGGTAGGGTAGTGGATCTGGAGAAAGAGTTGGCTTGGTATAAAGGTGAGTTGGATTATGTTCACTCATGTCTAAATGCTTTGCTAACAGGGGATATGCCCGAAGTAGCAGACTTAACTCAAGTTTTGTATGCTGTCAGAGGTAGGAAATTTATTAACGCTTTAAAGGAATGTGATGATCGTAACAATGTTCAATGCAAGAGTACCAGTTTGGAAGCTAAAGATAGGAACAGTAGTCGGCACTAAATGGGGAGAGTATGGGCACATAAATGGATTTAAGTTTGTTAATGAGGAAGATAAGGTGGTGACTTTAGAAATTACTACTCCTTTTAAAACGCGGGAAGTGATTCTATCGACTGATGTTGTGTGGCTTGAGGTGTAGTATGTGCTTCATAAAAAAAGCTATAGCTACACTGATAGGTAGTCTTATAGTTTTTCTTATCTATTTAGCAGTTGCTACAGCTAATTCTCCCACTATCACCTTGCGGAAAGAAGACTTTACTTGCATCACTTCCCATAAGGAAACGTATATGACTCTAGTAGGCAAAATACCTGTAACCAACGTGCGGGATGTTTGTGACAATTATAAACGCAAGTAATGTAGCTCATTCAATTGTGCATACAAATAATAAAGGATAGAGATGTTTTCAACTAACGAAGAACGCGTTATTAGGAGGTTGCAAGATAAGATAAGAGACTGTGAATTGAAGATACGTGACTTAGAGCGATATATTAATGAACTTAGAACTATAACCGAGGAAGACAATGTCAAAATCTGCAACAAGGCATGTACGCAAAACTCGTAATAATAAAATTGTTGAAGGAGAGAAGCCTATACAAAAGCCAAAGTTTGATAGCAACGGAGGACTCACTGTATTTGCAGAGCAAGTGCAACCTAATATGCCTAAGTTTGATGCTAAAACTCAGAATCAGAAATTAGCACTAGCCTACCTTCGCGCTGGTAAGCAAGTGGTGGCATTGATAGGATCTGCCGGAACAGGGAAGAGTCTTATTGCAGCTTTCTGGGCTTCTTCTCAACTTAAGCAAAAGAAAGTAGATCAAGTAGTGTTGATCAGACCTAATGTACTTAATGGTAAAACTATCGGGTTGCTTACTGGTAATGAACAAGAGAAGCTTGCACCTTTCTTTGTACAAACTATGGATCATTTTAGGAAATTCTTAGGAGCTGGCTATCTTTCCTATTGCCAACATAAAGAAATTATTGTTACTAGAGCTTTTGAATTCATCCGTGGGCAATCTTATGAAAATACTTTAGTAATCCTAGAAGAAGGGCAGGGGCTTACAGAGGAGGAGTATGAAACACTACTATCTCGTATCGGGGATGGATGCCAGCTAATTATCACTGGAGACACTAGGCAAGTGAATAAAGGGCAGAGTAGCGGATTGGATAGTACCTTTAAAATGATCAGTAAGGCTCTTGAAGATTGCCCAGATTATTTAGATGATGGTGATCTTGATAGCTTGGAAGATAGTGTGGGAGTGGTGCATTTCACACCGGATGATATTCTACGAAGCGGGTTTTGTAAGGCTATTGTAAAGCTATACTACCACCAATAATATTGTTATACTAACCTTAATAAAATTATATATAACCAAAGGAGTGGGCATGAGTAAATTTTCAGAAGAATGGTTGGAAGCTCTTAGCAATAAACCTGAGCCATTTCAAGTGTCTGGCACAGCTAACAATATGACCTATAAAGTGTCTATTGATGAAGACTTCGAGAGTGTAAGACAATTCGAAGATATTGTAACTGTACTAGATGCTGCAAGTGAGGGAGATTTTATGGATATTAAACTTTCCACTAACGGGGGGGCTTTACATGCTATCCTACCGTTATTAAACTCTATGCGACGTACTAAAGCTATTGTAGGAGTACATGCTGTTAGTGATGTTGCTAGCGCTGGTACATTCTTACTCATGGCTGCAGATGAAGTGTATGTCAACCCTTATATCACTCTAATGTTCCACCAAGTGTCTTTTGGTAGTGGTGGTGCTGGTAGCAGCGTAGAGAGTCATGTAGCGCATACACTAAAAGCTAGTAAGGCTATTATCCATGAAATGTATAAAGATTTCTTTACAGAGCATGAAATATCAGCTATGCTTTCAGGGAAAGACTTCTACATGGGGAAAGATGAGTTTGATAAAAGGTATGATAAACGAGAGGAAGCTAGGAAAGAACTTGTAGCTTCTATTATTGAAGAAATGGCGGGAGAGGAAGAGGCTTTGGATAGTATTAAACCTGTGGAGAATAATCCTACGGATAATAATTCTATTGCTAAAAAACCTGTGCGTAGGAAAAAGAAGACTGACCTACATTGACATGCTCTTGCATAACACTAGGTGGGCTTAAGTGCCTGCCTTTTTAACACTCTAATGGAATAAAATATGCACCCACTAAGAGGGAAGTGTAAAGAAATATCAGAAGAACTTTGCTCCAAGGATGCATCGCTACGGTTAGTTCGGGGTATTTATTTCGACTATATCTGGGGTGATCAGCAACATTGGTGGTGTGAGAAAATTGATGGTACTATTGTAGATGCTACTAAAGATCAATTCCCGTCTAAAGGGGATGGAGTGTATACAGAATTTAATGGGGTATGCACATGTGATAACTGTGGAAGCAGAGTGCTAGAAGAGGATGCAATTACGCACGGAAGATATGCACTGTGTAGCGATGCATGTATGCTACGTTTTGTAGGTTTATAAAATTATGACAATCTTCTTTACTTCAGATTTACATTTTGGTCATCGAGCTATGGCGGAAATGAGGGGCTTTCCAGATACTCCTGCAATGGATGCACATATGAAAGCTACATGGAATTCTCAAGTAGCTCCTTCAGATATGGTGTATATTTTAGGAGATTTTAGTTTCCATAAGACAGACACTACGTTGCACTTACTTCGTACATTGAATGGTAGTAAGATATTCGTTAAAGGGAATCATGATAAATTTAACGAGGAACTGAAGAAAGAAGTATCAGAGTTTCATTTATACCTAGAAAAACCTTTTAAAACTCCTACTTCAGATAAGCAGCATGTGTGTATGTTTCATTTCCCTATTGCAAGCTGGAATAGGAAGCACTATGGCTCATATTCGTTACATGGACATTGTCATGGTAGAGATAGTGGTGTTACAGGGAAATGTTTGGATGTAGGATGGGATGTACATAAGAAGCTATTAACGCTGGAAGATGTACATGAAATAATGATCAATAAATAATTAAAGGAAATATAATGGGAGTATGTTACGCAGCCAGCATTATGGTGGGACTTCCTCGCGGAGAAGTAACACATCAAGATTTGATTGAGGATGAGGAACTAGATGTATGTTCCCCCTATTACGATGGTGACGGAGAAGATGATGCTATTGCTGGATTTACTTACGAGAGTAGTGGAGATTTCTGTGCTACAGAAATTAATATTGATCTTGATGTAATTGAAGCATTGAAATGTAAATTCAAGAGAATTACAGGGCAAGATGCTAGAGTATATCTTAGTCCCAGAGGTTGGTGATTATGATACAAGGCCCTATGTCACTAGAGGAATTCATTGTAGCACTACGCAGCATCAAACCTGCACAGCTTAGATTAGGACAATTCTTTTATAATACTTATTTACGAGATATTGATCCTACAGATAAGTTACACAAGGAGCTATTAACATTCTATTATACGCAAGATGAAGAATATGTTATTAGCAAGATAAAACAAATTATGATAGATTATCAATGGGAGTATCTTCCATACTAGAATCTACTGTAAGGGGATTCTTCGGCTCCCTTCTTAATTATTCGGTGTATAGCGGAAAGTATGTTATATGAAAGAACAATTTAGCTATTGTTTAGGATATAAGGGAAACAATGAAGTGTATTCTAATTACTTAAGGAGCATCTTATGCAAGGAGCACTATATGCAAATAATGATTGATGGTGTGCAATACACCCCGCTTGTAGAACTAGAGACAGATAATAAATATGAAGCTGCATTAAATGTACGATTCTATTGTGATGCAGCAGATGATGAAATATCTATCAGAGACTACCTGTTCATGTTACTAGATAAGCTGTGGGATACGAAAGAAAGTTTTAGCGGTAGACGCCCCTTTGGTAATTCTGACTGGGAGTATGATTTATTTAGCCCATTGGTGCATGGAGGGTTTATAAGTGGGGATATAGATGAGTATGGGGATGTAAGCTACTTAGACTATCAAGAAGCTTATCTATTTGTTTCTAAGCTAATTAAAGTTGCAATTTATGGAGATAGAGAATGACTAATAGCGATACACTGACTTCAGGGCAAACTCTGTATTACAAAGGATTCAAAGGAAATATCAAAGTGTGTTTCTACCGTAATATGCTATTTGGACATGTGCAAGGGATAGAAGATGTTGTAATGTATATAGGGAAAACACCAGAAGAGCTTTTAGCTGACTTTAGTAGGGTGGTGGATAGTTATTTGAAAATTAGTTATTTTGTTCCTAAATGAAAATTTATTTTAAAAAGGGTATTTTTAATAAAAACATATTTTAAAAAGGGTATTACATGTATAAGAAGAAACGTAGTGCAATAGCTTCAGTATTACTATTTCCATACGAGCTAGTAAAGATGACGATATTATTAGTATTCTCTATTAGTATGGTGACATTGTTATTTACTGTAATGTCTATTTATTTATTTTGTAAGACTATTTGCACACTTACGGAGACCGCTATTAGCGAATTCATTAATGCAAAGCATTAAGCTATTCATTAAAAGCAAGTGTTAATTTATTTATCAAGGGAAAGTATTAAATGCATAATGCAAAATACAGATTCTATGATTACCCACAAGTGGATTATGGGTTATTAAATATTCTAATAGAGATAATTAGGAATAAACTATCTGTGGAAGATGATGAGATTTTATATTATTGGGATTTTAGTAGCAGCTTGACAAGTAGTGATTTATTGCAGCCAAGTAATACACCCCCTTATATGTTATATGGATTTAAATTAGAAGATAGTATTGGTATTATATTTGATTCTAAAGAGGGGATTTTTAGGACTTGGACATCGAAAGAGGAAGAGATATATTTCACTCTAATGGTAAAGAAATAAATTTTTAAATAAATTATTGCACACTACCCCTAATCCCTGTACACTATATTTCATTACTTTCTGGAGGATGCATGAAATCAATATCTAAACAAGCTATAGCTTGCAAGCAAGTAATAGCCTATGCTCGTGTTTCCACTACAGAGCAAGGGAAATCAGGATTAGGGGTGGAAGCTCAAATAGAAGATATGAAGCGCTTTGCAAGCTACCACGGTATTGAGATAATTGATACTAGGGTAGAAATAGTATCTGGTAAATATGATCTTGATAGAAGGCCCATACTAAAGCAAGCTTTCAAAGATGCTCAGAAGATAGGAGCTTCTATTCTAATTTCTAAGATTGATAGGCTGTCTAGGAAAGCTAGCTTTATATTCAATCTCATGGACTCTTCTACCAAATATGGCTCTGCCAAATTTATCGTAGCTGAATGCGGGATAGATGTATCTCCTCTAGAAATTCAATTGAGAGCTTCCTTTGCAGAAGAGGAGCGTAGGAAGATTGGTGAGAGGACTAAAGCTGCTTTCGCTGCTAAGAAAGCCAGAGGGGAGCCATTAGGAATGTCTCTTCCAACTGTAGCCGCTCATGCTCATAAAGCTAACAAGCAAAGTGTAATTGCTAATAAGCAAGAAGCTGATAATTTTGCATTGTTCATGAAACCTACAATCTCTCGTATGCGTAAAGATGGGATGAGCTTTCATGCTATAGCTGAAGAGTTAAATTTACATGGTAATAAAACTCAACGGGGAGGGAAATGGTATGCTAAGACTGTGGCGAATATTACCACAAGGTGGTAGGATATTGTTACCAGATGGTAACTCGCTATCGCTCATCGATACCTCACTACGTTCGTAGGATTCGCTATTGCGCATGTAATTCGCTAGCATTCGCAGATAATCACTTCGTTCAGGTAGCTCGTACCTACTAGCGAATACCTCGTGTCCACGTTCCTAAGTAATCCCTCATATCCATTTATAAGTTATAGGTTATATTCTCACAATACAATCTGTAGCTTATAAACCTTGTAATATGTAAATATTTATATATTCATTTGTGCAAAATAATATTACATAATTATTATACTATATCTAGTGTCAATACTTAGTGTCTATTGCTAGCGTTTATATTCAATATTTATACCCAGTAACTCTCCCAAAATATCACTCAAAATATCATTGCTTATAAGTAACATTCAGTAACTTTGATATATCTACTATATCTATCATCTCCTTCCCTTAATATTTTTCAGGCTAAAATTTTTAGGCTATTTTCCATTTTAAATTGGCTATTAATTAGTGATAGTGGGAAATATCAAAAAGCTATTAGCGGCTGTAAAATTATCGGATAGCGGCTGTAAAACATATATAAAATCCCCGTAAAACCCTTAGAAATACCTTAGAAATCCTTGAAAATATCTAGAAATACCCTTGGAAATGTATAGGAAATTTCTATTTGGGGGGTGTAACGGCCACCGCATATCCCTAAAATCCCTCATTTCCTAGTCTAAAATATCACCATGGCGTTAATAGCCCTCTGTTGGTACTCTACCCTCAAACCCAGTGCTGGAGCCACTCGTGGGGTTTTAGGGGCATCTATGGGCATCGTATAAAGAGTCAATGAACAATGGCATCTTACACATAGGTAGAGGGTAGACATACACTGACCACACGTAAGTCATTGATTTATATAGGGATTATACGGGATGCTGCAGGATTGAATGCTATCATCACTCTACGATAGCATTTATTGTAATGTTTATGTTGATGATTTGATATTTTATGCTGTGATTTACATCTATCGCGCTATTTTATGCCGTTCTACCTAAGAAGGGCAACATTTTTTTGTTTCACATCAAATTATTCCTCCCCTACACTGGGGATACTCTCGAAGACACTCTTTTGAATACTCCTTGGCATCCCCCTCAATGCCTTGTGTGTTATCCCTTGGCAGTACACTAGAAGGGTACTTTCCGCACACTTGCACACTTTAGTAAGCTATTACTCGATTAATAATATATTACTAACACTATAATAATACCCTGATACTAAGCTGCTAATAAGCTACTAACAAAACACTGGCAAACTACTAGATGTAGTATTAGAAACCACTTTTGTATTATCACTCCCATTATATTCCTATTACACAATAATGTTTTGTTATAATACAATATAGCATTGCCATAGCATAGCCGCACAAATAAATAGGCAATAAAAAAGCCACCGGTTAGAGTGGCTTATAATCCTAACATACTCCTTTTATTATAAATTGCAATAACTCCCGTATGCTTCGGCAATCGCTGTCAATTGTTCCCCTAGTTCTTCCATGCCTTTATCCCAAAAACCCGCCCCATGCCCTTGACGTGTTAGCCAAAAGTCATGTCCAGCTTGACTTAAATCATAGCCGCGATTGCAATACTCTGTTAATAATTCCTCATTAGCTATTATAAACGAATTGCAATCTTCTATTGCATCTTTCATAAATGTTTCAGTGTCGCAGTATGCAAGTAACTCCTCGTCTGCCCATTCCGCACACTCAATGTAAGCATCTAAGAATAGCACTCTATCAGTTGTTGGTATCATACACTCCCTTTATAAATATATTTCCCTTTTAGCTGTCATTATCTCACCTTGCAATTTATCAATCATCTCTTGCTTTTCTTCTATTATATCTTGAATATTCTTATAATAACTTTCTGTCATGTTCTCACAAAATGGAGTAAATTCCTCGAAAATTCGTTCATAAGAACATAGCCACACAGAACGCTCTACGTAATTGCAGCTATACTCCCCCGTTTTATAGGCATTCTTAACTCTCAAGACAACAGAATACCCATTACTATCGACAAATGCAGAATGTAACTTCACACTGCCATTGTTAATTATTCCCTGTAAATCCCTTGCATCCTTATCGAACAAACTTCCATCCTTTTTACATTTATACCCTTGTTTTAGCATATCAATAAGCTTTGGAACTATCCCATTAATAAAGCTATGCATTTGATTAATTGCGGCTACTTTACTTGCTATGATTATATTTTCGTTCATTGTGACACCCTCTCATCTTTCCAAATAGCTATCATCTAAAATTCTAATAAACTCTTTTTTATACTCTGTCAATCTTGTTACTCTATCAAGCATAATTTCCATATCTCTGATAGCGTCTAAAGCAAAATTTAATTGTTCCCTTATACATTCGTTTTCATTTTCTAAAGGTTTAATTCTTCTTTCTGCATTGTCTTGAGAATCTCTAGCTTGCTCGTAAAACAATATAGCATTATCATCCTTGCAATAATACTTAAAGAATTCTTCAGTACTGATATTACTGGGAGGCATTTTATCTTTTAAATTAGACATATATTTCCTTTATTTATCCAGCAAATAGTATGAATTACACATTATATAATTGTCTAACTTTCTTAACCACTTCTATATCTTGCTTTTCTGTCAAGTAAAGTCTATCATTTCCGCCGCTTGCAAAGACATTTACACTTCTAACCTTCTCAACATACCATGCAGCGGATTTTCTAACAATTACAATTTCAGTTGCATTTCTGCCATACTTATACGCGCTTGCAACACTATCACCGGATACGCTCGTATATTTTGCATCCTTATACATTTTCTTAGGAAGTCGTAAAGATGCCAATTGCTTTTCTGCATGACTTACAATACTTTCCACATCTTTAAATGATGAATATACATGTGTTACACTTCGACCATTGATTTGTTTTAATAAAGATTCTATTACATCTTTATTACTATCTGTGATTTTAATTGCTTTTTTCATGGTTTTACATCCTTTCATTAGTGACAATGCTAGAACAATATTCTTTACCTAGATGGTAATACGTCTCTAATTCCTCTAGTAACTGTTGTAAGTTCTCGTCTAATGCTAAGAATTCATCTTTTAGCATATAGCCACTTTGCAAAAACCCCGTGTTCGTAGCACTACCAAACACAACATACTCATTGTCGTGCATAATCTCAAAATTATGCCACTCGTTATTAATTTTAAATTCTATTAAACCTAAATATTCTAACTTGGATTCATCTCTTTTTGTCCATGTTCTCATACTAATTTCCCTTGATATTAATCAACGGCTTCATAGACAACTTATTATCTCTTAAATAATATTGCGCCTTTATCCACTCCTTACGCGCATGTTTAACATTATCTTTATTAGTGTAATCAACAACAGGAAATAACTTTATAGCTTTGCGTACTAATGCTAGTTTTAACATAAGAAACATCCTTTATTAAATTTAAGAAGGTATTTAATTATATGTCTAATTAGTGGACATTACAAGCAAATTTATCTCTTTATTTCTTAGCCTTTAAAAATTCTAATTTAACTTTCAATTCTAAAAGTAGCCTTGCTACACATTATAAATTCAGACCTAGTGTCAGAATTGACAATCTTTACCGCTATTAAATCTCTATTTTGATTGTTATCAATCGCCCATTGATCCGCATATAAGCTTGCAACACTAAACATAGGTTCTTTCATTGTAACCGATAACTTTCTGTATTTTCTATGAATTTTATCGTGCTTAATCCAAATTTCGTATATACTCATAATAATGCTTTCAATAAATAAAAGTCTTATAATCCCTGCAGTGGGTTTTTGAACATGTTCTATATAAGCAATAAAAACTTTTAGCTGCTATTTCCTTTAGAATATACACGTCCTTAGATACTCGTTTGCTATTTAAATAGTAAGTCTTAATGTTAGTCTTTAAATTAGTTGTTATATGCGCGCTAATAATATGCACTGGCGTATGTTTAGACATGATATATCCCTTAATTAATTATTAACAAAATAATGAGCTGACAGCCACGAAATAGCCGATACAATGACAAGATTACCAAAATCATCGTTTGCAAGACTATACCTTAGCAATGGCGCAAGTGTTACCAATGGTGAATACATTGTAAAATTATACCTTTGTTCGTACGACATAATAACACTCCCTTATTTGTAAGCCTAGCTGCATTGTAAATCTAATTTTCAGACATTGCAAGCACACAAGCAAAATAAATATTAAGCCTTACTCCTTACATAATATCTTAATTCCTCACAATCCGCGAATAAGCCACTGATGTAGCACCTCCTGAAATTCTCGCTATATTCTAAGTCTACGCTGAAATGTCCCCTACCTAGTCTGTGACACTCCACAATAAAATCACTCACTTTCATACGCTCTGCATCGTCCTCAATCCCTGAGTAATCGTCGTTAATAATAGCGCTTAAGTAACACTCTGCGACAAAGAAAATATAGTAATCTTCCATTATATCCCCCTTAAAATAAAAAATGTAAAATAGCAAAATTTGCGATAGCATAATTTACAATACTATCACTGGCATATAATACAGGAGCTAACAAAATAAACCCTGCCAATACAATTTTAGTGCTAAAACTAATATCCTCAAACAATAATTCATCTAGCATAGTATTCCCCTTTAAATTTAATAGTACAACTAATTATAAGTCTAAAAAGTGGACAACACAAGTAAATTCTACGATTAAATAAAAGGATTTTTAGTAAGACAGATTTGATTCACCCCGTTTTGAAACGCTGTATTCCTTTCATACTCAATCACCCCTTCAGCATTGAGAAATTCCGATTCTGTACACTCTACAACCTCCCATTCCTCATTATTACCGCAATATATAAAAAATCTTACATTTATATGCATAATATCACCTATTTAAAATTGCAGTTAGCGCGTAGTAACAAAGACTACCCTGCATTAATCGAATTAATATCTAACCATTCTTGCGCTCGTCGTTTATTAATTGATTGAAACATAACTTTATTGTTAGATACTAAAACTACTTGATACCATGCGCAAAATCTAATTAGTTTATACACGATTAATATTTCCTATCTACTTTTGGGCAAATAGTTTTTAAAAAACTATAAACCTCGCATTTAATTTTGGCTTGATGTTCTTTTGTTAATTTAAATACTGACATGCTTATTCCTTTATTAAGTAATTTTAAAACCCTACATTGCGCGAATAATTATATATCCTGCACCTCTTAATCGCGTATCCCAATTTGTCGGATGATCCGTGAAAGTGATAGTATCAAATTTTAACCCTGCTAATGCAGAGCTTAACTTATCATACCCATAACCTCTAGCAACTCCACGTTGCACCGGATGCCCTAATATATCCCATACAAACGCTTGCAATTTCCCTTCACCTTTCGCGGGGTATGCTACTTTTATTTTGCCATGCTTGCTAAGTGGGCTATTTTTAGGATCGATAATTATAAAAGATTCAGCTCTAGACCATGCCGAATTTTCAAGTTCTTGCAAGTATTCATAAGGTTCTTTTTTAGGCATTTTATTTCCTTTATTTAAGTAATTTTTAAACACTACCTTATTCTAACATAACAGAATAAGCCAATATTAAACGCATGTCATAAAACGCATGTTACAACATCGCGCATATTCCAAAATTCAACTTCCTGTTGCTCCTTAGTCACTGTATACACAAGTTCATCAATTACATCATGAATTGTAGACATTAAATAACTCTGTTGTTCAATATCAACAAAATATTTATATTCCACTCCCCATAAACTTTTTTCATTTTCCCCGCATTTGACTCTAATTCCAGCAAATGTCCATCTATCATCACACCAATCTGATAGATATTTATAATCCTGCATTACAGCATGGTGCGCAATTTCTCGTTTTGTAAGATTAGCTCCTTTTTTAAATTCAAGCTGTAACTTTAAATCCTCAGGAATGCTCCACGATTCAGTTAACGCTTTTTGCATTGATAATCTAAAATCATAAAAATGATAACTCCCTAGTTTTAATTCGCTTGGTTTTTTATGATTAAACAAACCTTTGTCAACAATAACGCCATGACCATCAAAATCTAACCAAGGGGGCGACATATGACAATCTTGTTCCATAATCACATCAAAAGAATATCCGCATTTCTCAATTGTTATGCTGTCAAGCATGATTAACACTCCCTTATTTGTAAGCCTAGCTAATTATATGTCTAATTATTAGACATTGCAAGTAAAAAATTATTTACTTCTTTCGCTTGCCCCGTCCAGACCCTCAATATATCAAAAGTAGTTTAGATACGCAAGCGAATTTTGAAAATAAATTTAAAAAGAATTTTAAAGCTGTTTTACTGGGGATACTTACTAAAGGTATTCCGCTATAATCTTAGCGATTTTATGCGCAAGCTCATCAATCTTCTGTTGGTCAATATCTTTTTTAAGTTCTTTATCTTGCAATATATCTTTCTGTTTGTAAAGTCTTGGCAATCGTTGACGAATCTCTATATCATTATCGCCCGTGGCTTCGCTGTATTTTTTAGCGAGTAATTTACTATCTGCAATAGTTAAGGGTAGAGTAGTTTTATAATAATCAAGACTAACAATTTCAGCACTTTTATTACCATTCTTCCAAGCTAATATTTTATTATCGTCAATGCTGTCAGATATAAAAACCACTGGGGATAATTGACTGTCTAATCTGCACAAAATTTGCGACATGATAAAAATTCCTTTAAGTGGGTGAGTGAATAAATTAATAAATTCGTGCTACAACAGTAATTGTGTTTAACAACACTAGTAAGCTTACGCCACAATAAAAATTTAAATTTGACATTCCTCAAAAATTCTTTGCAAAGTCTAAAAAATCATGTAAAATTCTAACTGAGGCGCAAAATGCCTCCACAATTCGAGCATTAATATATTAGCACTCATAGGCACAATTTCTTGCCGTGAGTGCTTTTTTGCGTCTTTAGAGTTTAAATTAGCTGAATTTTAACACTGAATGCGAGGCAAGCAAGCGCTTTAAACCACTCTAGAATCGATTATTTTCAGAAGTTAATACCAAACCTAGGCGAATTAATAAAATGGCTTATAACTCGTTTAATAGCTTATCAGAGGATATTTATATAAACACAATGTAAGTAATATAATTTGTTGTTATTTCTTTATTATTGCAATAAATAAATATTGCAGAATAGCTAATATTATCTTTTTGACATATTATGATTTAAGCAATTGTTATCTTTTTGTTAGGAATGGGGAAAAATCCCTTAAGAAGGAAGGTAAAAAAATGGGAGACTTTCTAGCCATTTTCAGATTTGAAATCATAGTGGGCATGTTTTAAAATAACAGATTTATTTTTATCATTTACTTGCAATGTACAAAAATTAGACGTAGAATATTAACACTAACAAACAACGGGAGAATAAAATGCTCAATAAACGCCAAGAAACATTAATTAATAAAATGAACAATTTGCTGGATAGGGATTTAACTTACTTTGATAATGTTGCACAATTGCGATTTAATAGTCACATGCAAGCTATCAATGAGATTACAGAATTACGTAATGCAATAAAACTTGAATTAGAGCTTATGAAAGGAAAGGTATGACATCACCAACAAACTTAGAGTCCGCTATGATACGTTGTAATGTTAAAAGCGGTAATGACTTACAGCATAGCAACATAGAGGAACTTGCAGCAGCTTTTAATATTAACCTAAACTTAATTATAGATCCTATAATGCTAGCAACATATCTGCACAAGCAGGCAGGGCTAACAATCTCACAAGCTGCCACTCTTTGCAAAGTGTCTAGAACTTATATTTATAAAAAACTTAAGGAAATAAAATGACAAAGAGAAGGAAGACAGTGTTTCGGGAAGAGGATACATTTCTTGCTCTTAATTTAGAGCATTATATTGCAAAACTGCAAGCTGCTTTGGAGTCAATTCCCGAAGAGAATAGAGATAGCGCAGTGATGGTTATGTCACCAGCATATAGACGTGGGCAAAGTGTTGTTATCTCTAGTGTTTGCTACTTAGCACAAGTAAATATAGGGAATCTGGATATAGGAGAATTCGAATGAAAACATATAGCCACCCATATACAACGAAAGTAGTAATAGCTTCTGGCCCTTGCGATGCTCATTACTTTGAAGAATTTGTTATTACATTAAAAGATATGCTGGAAGCTATTCCTGAAGAATGCAGAAGTGGAGCACAATTTAATGTAGAGACAGATTTTGATTATAGTGATGACTTGCTATTCTCTGTTGAAGCTTTCTATCACCGTAAGAGCACTTTTGACGAAATTATCCTGCAGGAAAGGTTGGAATTGGAGGAAGCGGAATTAGCTAATTCTCAACACACTAGCATAGAAGAGCACAATAAATATTTACAAGAGTATATTACTAAGCATGGTCTAGAAGGTAAATTGATAATTAAAGGAGAATAATATGAATACTGGAAAATACACAAGCTACGATGCGCTAATATCCGCTTTAGATAACATAACTATCGAAGATAATAAAGAATATTTAAAAGAAGCTGAGATACAATGTTGTTCAGCAGTGGAGTATGGAGGGGGAAATGGAAGCACAGCAAGAGATATTTTCATGCATGGCGTAAGAAGTACGATAGCTGCATTTAAAGCTATGATTAAAGAAGTGGAATATCAAGAGGATATTCTGGAGGATACGCCGCAGGATACGCCGCAGGATACGCCGCAGGATACGCCGCAGGATACGCCGCAGGATACATACCACTTAATGTTTATACTGAAAGGTGGTGTACAAGTTTTTCAAGTAAAGACAAATAAACCGTTACCAAAAATAATTTCAGATATGTCTACTTTAATTTTAAAAAATCCAACAAAAGAAATGTTTATTGAAGATAGGAATGATTTACAAAATAAAGGGGAAATATGTGTATCTGTGGATTTCGTAGTTAATTTTCTATCATATTGGTTATACACAGATTAGAAATCTTGCTTAAAAACCTTAGTAGAGTGATTTTAAACCCCCTACAAGCTCTTTAAATTATAATTTAATAGGGATGTGGCTTAGATAGTAAATAATGGCTCTAAGGGGCTATAACAAGGAGTGACATGAGAAAGCGAGATTATGCAGCAATGTACGTATGTGCAAACTGGCGACTTAGAAAGCGATTGCCGCTAATAACCGCATATGCTATTGCGAAGGGTTTGTTGACCTCAGATGAAAACATAGGAATTTGAAAACCTATACTTTTGAAATCCTAATTCTGAAATTTAATATTTTAAAATTTGATATTTAAGGATGAATATGCTTAGCTTATTTGATTTTGTTTGTGAAGTTGAGGTTGATATAGAGGGATTCAAAACTGCTTATTATGAAAAGCATCTTAGCAACCCTGAAGGCTATCCATTAAGCTTTGACGAAGATAATAATGGCCTATGGTGGGAAATGTTTGATATTTATTGTGCTACAGGAGAAGTGTAATGAAACGCGGAGATAGAGTAATTTTATTTCAAGATGGGAAATTGTGTAGGGGGATGATTGGTGTTGTACTAGCTAACATCCGTGGACATCATGTAAAAGTTGAATATGTATTCTACGACGATGATGATGTTTTAAAGGGAGCTATTGCAACACTCAGGATTGTTAAACATCGGACTAAAGTAAAGAAAATACATGGAAACACTGAACTTGGATATTGTACAGCAGAGAAGCTTTGCAACGTATGGGAGTGGTATAAAATGGTTACAGCGCAGAGGTATGATGAGGATGTGAAGGAAGAGTATTGGAATTATAGACAATCAATTATTGATGATATTTATAAATTAATTGAATAAGAAGGATGATGTATAACACATGTTTATAATAATAACATTGATTAAGTTATTGTTGTAATGTATGTTATAAGCTACAGACAATGCAGCGTAGAGAAACTAAAGTTATATACTTAAGATAATACTTAAGTTCTTTATTCTTCTTAGATAAATAGATAAATGTAGTAATTTAAGATGATACTTAAGATTATACTTAAACTATACTTAAGTAGATATTGTAGGAGATACATAAATAAATACTTCAGTAGATATTAAAGTAGATACTTACATTATTACTTATTAATATATATTTATTATATATTATTACTTGTATATATAATACTAGCACTTGAGAGAGAATATTCTGCCGCTTCTCCATAGGCCCCCTACCCCCACGGCTTTGCATAAACGGTTAGTCTATACGCCTGTCTGGAGGTAGAGAACTTATGAAGAAGCAGCAGAATATCTCGTCTCAAGCACAAAGAATAGTTATTTTTATTCTTCTAGCACTTTCGGTCGAATGATCCAGCTCGCCACCCGTCGGCCCCATGTATTTCTACACAAACGCGATTATTACATAGAATGTTAAGTTTGTCAACAAATGAAAAATATATTTTAGAATGTAGTAGCATTATTAGGATTTCTTTGCTATGCTACGTATCATTATTAGACACAAGGAGGGGATATGGAATGCGTTAAGAAAGGTAAGAAGCTGCGTTGGAAGGGTAAATGCCCTACATGCGAGGCAGAGTTTGTAGCTACAGAGGGAGATGTTGAGGACATGTATAGGTGTGGGGATTCTCGATATACGCAATGCACGGAATGTAAGAGGTCTACAGCGGAGTTTAAACTTGTAGCATACACAGAGGTTGTTCGTTCTAAGGCGAAGGAAATACTTCCGAAGGAGATGCATACGAAGGATCTCCCACCTAATGGCCTTCCTTGGAATACCGATTAAACTTAAAAGGCTCGTCAAAGCCATTATAACAGGGCTACAAGCGTTTTAAATTGAAAAGTAATACCAGCGTAGCCTAGCACTAATAAAACAGCTTATAGGAGCTTTAAATGAATAAGGAGAGAATTCGATGAACCTAAAGAAATTTGCAAAAGAGCATGGAGTTGTAACTTACGAAGAGCGACAGGGAGATATTGTAGGGCATGTAGGGTGGTATCTCGAATACGATCCTTCTAGTCCTGTATTAGGATGCTCATCACATCATGCAGCTAGGAAAGATTGGCTAGTGTGGGAGTATGGCGAAATCAAAGCTAAGGCATTAATGGAGTCTTGGAAAAAGCCAACAATAAAAACCAAAAGTAGCCTTAAAAAAAGTAGCACAGAAAAAAGACTTGAAAGAGAGAATAAAAAGCTATTAGCCGAGAATGAACGGATGGCAGAATGGGTTAAAGATGCTGGATTAAGGTATGATGTTTGTACTAAAACTATTCTAAAGGAAGTTTGTAGTAATTGCACATGTCGTTAATTTTCATTTTTAGCGACATGTTATAGGCTCATATACTTAGTAACAACATGAAAATAAAGAAAGAATGTTATGTCTTTGAAAATTAAACGCGGTGATTTATTTGCACATGCCACTAGTGATTGTATTATCGCTCATGGCTGTAATGCTAAAGGTGTTATGGGAAGCGGGTTTGCAAAGCAGCTAAAAGAGCTATTTCCAGAAGCATATGAGTATTATAAGGCTCGGCATAGATTTCTAAGACTTTACTTAGGTGAAATTGTTAGTTACTATTACGAGAATAATAATATTCTAATTGCTAATTGTATTACTCAGTTGGGCTACGGAAGAGATCCTACTGTTACATACGTAGACTACCCAAGCGTTTTTGGGACTATGAAGGATCTAGCAGGGTATCAAAAATATAAAGCCCCAGATATGCATATTCATCTCCCGTTAATTGGTGGTGGACTAGCTAACGGGGATAGGGATGTATTGCTAGAGAATTTTATTGAGATATTTTCTGATTCAGACGCTACTTTATGGTTGTATTAAGCTCAGAAATGTTTTAGAATACTAGCATAGCAGCGAATATTACATCAAAGGGAGCTAAACACTATGACCAGAATAAACCTAGTACCACCATCTGAGCTTATGGATCAACACTTATTCGCAGAGTTTCGTGAGATTAAAATGGTGCCTAAAGCTTTAGCAAGATCGATTACAGCTTATGGAGTAGTAGGAGTATCTTCAAGAATACCAAAAGTATTCACTCTTAACACTGGGCATGTGTGCTTCTTTTATAATAAAGGTGCATATCTTTTCCAGAGGTTTAATGATCTCAGAGAAGAGTTGCGTAAGCGTGGTAGAAACTTTAACGAGTGGTCTGAGTTAGATCCTAATGGAGTGTATGAGAGCAATTCAGTGTTTCTGGGGGATTACAACCCTACACAAGAAGCTCTTACTATCATTCGGCAGCGTATTTCTGAGAAGATTGCTATGAAGCCTAATTGGTATCGTTACTATGGAAAACTAAAAGAGGAATAACATGAGCAAACTAACTAAAGTAGATTTATCTTGGCTTATGCCAAAAGCACATGATCAAGGGGGGCAAAATTCTTGTGTTTGGAATGCCATCCCTTCCGTACTTGAAATGATGTCGAAAATTGCGAGCAATCCAGTTGAAAATTTATCACGGCAACAAGGTTATAATGATACGCGCATATTGATGAATAAATTCACAAGTGACGGCGGTTCAAATATAGATGTTGCTTGGAGCGTAGCCAAAACAACAGGAATCGCCCCTGAATCTGCATTTAATTACGGCTCTCACAACCTGTTTGTCAAGCCAAGCGAATCGGTGCACTACCTTGCAGCAACTCAGAAAGTTAGTGGGTATAAATGGTTAAATATGTATCAAGGATCTACAGGATTTGCTACAGAGATTACAGAATATTTGTCGCAAGGAAAGCCAGTTGTGATCACAGCGTTTGTACATAATGAATTTGGAAATGGCAACAGTATTGGATCACCGATGGTGGGTGCTCATGCATATGTAATAACTGGCGTTGATTGGTCTACTCAGAGCTATAACGTGCTCAATTCATGGACTGGTTGGGGTGTTAATGGTCATGGAAAGATTCCATTCTCGGAGATTCCCGGTGTTAATCCTGCAAATCAACCTTATGGTATTGATCTAATTTCAGCTACAGTGGCTACAGGTTTTAATAAGATGGATTTTGAATATACATCAGCTAAAGAATTAGTAGCACAACAATATGCTTGCATTTTAAAGCGCCCTGCGGAGATTAGTGGTTTGCAATGGTGGGCTAAGCAAGTTGAGAGTGGAGGAGACAAAGTTGCAATTTCTGATTCCCTAATTAACTCTGTAGAAGGCCAGCATTGGTATGGAAACACATCAAATTATGAATTTATGAAAATTGTTTACAAGTCAGTGTTTAATCGTGAAGGTGATGAGAGTGGATTGCATTGGTGGGCAGACCAGATAGATAATGGCGCAACTAGAGGTACTATCTATAACGAATTTATTAAATTAGCAAGTGATGCAAAATTTGTAGAAGCTTCAGCGCATGATTTTTTAGCGAATAAGACGGATCTATCTGAGTATATATCTGTAGCGATGCAATGGGATGGGGAACATGCTGATAAAGTATATGAAGCTGTAGCAAAAGTAGGGTATGATGCTAATACTGTTGAGATTATTAAAGTAGGGTTACATCAAGAGTTTGGTACGTTTGATTTTATGGGGTTATAAATGACAAAGCTAACGATTCCGCAACAATGGACAGGTTTGGTGCAAGCAAATGATCGAGGTGGTTTTGTAGCAAATGGCGATTATTTAACCGCAGTTACAGAAGCATACGAGCAAGGGAAGAAGGATGCGACAACGTGGCAACCGATTGAGGCCGCGACTAGGCCAATGCCAGTGGTGTATCTAGTAATGAATAATAAAGGGCAGGTTGCCCCATCAATCGATGGTG